TCAGAGTTGATTTAAAAATACGGAAGCATAATCCACATCTTCCTTTAAAATAACATGACCACCAGAGTTTTTTTCTACAACAGAAACATTATAGTTTTGTCTTAAAAGAGTGTTTTTGGTTGGCATATATCTCTCTTCCCAATTAAAAACACTATCATCTCTGCAATGAATAAGAAGAATTGGATTTTTATGCTTGGAATATCCAATTGAATTAGTATTTAAAATTGTTCCATTGTGACTAATTGCAGCCTTATATTTGTAATTTGTCATAAGACCTAATGTCACAGCAGCACCAGAAGAAAAGCCAGACAAATATACTTGATTTGGATTTAAATTATCACTTGAAGTTATTGAACATATAAGTTTATTCACTTCATTAATCGTATTTTCCAATTTTTCAACAGATGATTTTTGATCTGTGATTCCATTTGGTTTTGGATACCATTCTGTCTCTGGTGACAAAATGTTTAAATTATAATTTTTTTTAATATGATCATTTGATTGATACAATTCCAATAATGTTTCTACTTGTTGGTTTCTTCCTACAAATAGAAACATTGTTTTTTCTTTTTTTTCAACCTTTTTTGAAAAAAAATTAAACATTAAATATTCCATTCTTTGTAAAAATCAAAGTCTACATTTTGCAATTCTGTAATTTGTTTAACCAAATTATTAGGAAGGTAACAACTTACAATATTCATAAATGTCTCTGCTTCCTTTTTTTTGCAATGATTGATACTTTTTTGCAACAATTTTACATCATATCCAAAACAATTATGAGCAAGAGAAATATCATCATCTTCTGATTGGGAATCATTTATACTCCAAAATTTTTCATGCTCATTGTTTTCAACAAAATCAATGGTAAAACTTGTGATGTCATAAACTAGTTCGACTAATTTTGGGCTTTTTATCCAAAAGTTTCCAAGACATCGATATTCCAAACCGTGTTCTGGTATTCTATGGCTTCCTGCATGACCATAAATTTTTCTTCTATATACTTGGTTTATATCATGATCTAATAAAATTGATGGAATTCCAAGGAACAAATCAAGCATACGAACCAAATTTAATGTTTGCATTCCATCATTAAAAATATCATTGTTTCCTAAATGTATATGGCCACCAGCAGTGCGAAATCCTGTTGTTTCAATAATTCCTTGTGGTGGCATCACTTGTTGCAAGGTATAGGCACAATATTCTGGATTACACCCAGCAACTCTTGCTTGTTTGTGACATAGTTCTTTTTTCGGAAACCAATTTGCTGATTCGGCTTTAAGCTCATAGCCCTCTAAATCTTCAGCTATATCTTCAAATGCTGATCTAAAATTATTTACCGCATCATATTTGCTTGTGCTTGGTTTTATTTGTAATTCAACCAATACATTGTCGTAATAATATGAATTATCACGAACCTTTATTTTATTTTCTTTGTCTGGAAGAATACCAATTGCACTTTTTAATTCGCCATTTTTTGAAAGAAAAAGTTCAGGATCTGATCCGAAAGAAAACATAGAAACCTCCTAGAAAAGATGCCATTTTGGAATAATGCCTACATATCCTTCTTCTTGAGTTTTAATTTCATTACTGTACGAGAGAATTCCGGTTGAATTGTGTATACAATCAACGCTTAAATTAGGATAATTTTTATTTATATCCCGATAGAATATTTTTCTATCTCCCATTTTCATAATTCTTTCAAATCCCAAGTAAGAATGTTTAAGCAAATATGCATCTTTTTTTTGATATGGCTTTATTTTATTTTGCAACATATCATCTAGTGTCTTTTTTGAGGTTTTATTAGCTTTGTGGATTAATCCTATTCTAAGCATTAATACAAACAAAGAAATCATGGGTGGAGCTTTTATCCACCTTCTTGTCGCTTGAATCAAATATGTTTTATTTTTGCATACTCTTAACTTAGTATGCTTCATTCGTAAACTTGTTTCTAGTTCATTTATAAATTTAATTGAATTATTTAATTTTTCTTCAAATAAATTATCGCTATGGTTTCTGACCAATAATCTTAATTGTTTAAGGCATATTTTGGGATCTTTGTGAGGACTGTACAAAAAATTAAAAATATTAATTGTTATTTTGTTTATGTTGGAATAAACGATATCTTGTAAAAAATCTTTACAAAGTATGAAATTATGACATTGTTCATAATTATCGGAAACGAAAGCGAATTCTAATCCCTTTTTATAGATTTGAAGAACATTGGAGTTCTTACATCCCGATTCATACCACTTTATTCGTTTCAAACAATTTGGCATTATATCCTCTGTAATACAAATTATAAAACAATTAGTAAAGTTAATTCAATATATAATTTATGCAAGGATTTACACAATTTTGTGAAAATAATTTTCAAGACTCAGAGATAATACAGAATTATCTCCATAGAGATGATTTGTCTGTCAAGAATATTGCTGCTTTACATGGCAAATCTGAAGCGGAAATATATAGAATATTGCAATATAATGGCATTAATCCAAATAGACAAAGAATACATCACGAAAAGGTTCAGAATCTTTCTAATTTAGGTTGGGGAATTAAAGAAATTTCAAATTTCACCGGATATTCAACAAGAAATGTCAGATATATATTGAAAAAACCTACGAGGCAAGATGGCAATAGCTAACGATGATATAAAATTGTTCTATAGTGGAGGAGTTACTAATTCAAACCCAGATCTTTGTTTGGGCGGAGAAATGTCTACTACTTTTTTCTTAAGTAATAGACTATTTGATTCCATAACAAGCACTCAAGCATCATCTGGCTCTACCGATTATAGATGTGTTTATTTTTATAATATTAATCCTACAGACACATTGCGTAATGCCAAAGTTTACATTAGCAATGAAATTTCTGGAGGAGCAGATGTGGTGATTGGTCTTGAAATAAATAATGAAAGACAAGACATTTACATTACTAATGCTACTTCCGTTGCCACAGGAAGTTTTATTTTGCAATATTATAATTATTTTAGCGACTCTGAAATTCAATTCACTGTAAATCATAGTCCAAATATAACAACATGGGCAACAAACTTACAAAATTCTATGAGATCAATAAGTGGACTTGAGGAAATTACTGTGCTTGGATCGTATATTGGATCTACAGCATATTTTCAAATCACATTTGGAGGAACTGCTCGTTATAGATATTATGAATCAATTCAGTTAGTTTCATCTTCCCAATCATTTTTAGATGTTAATTCATCATTTGCAATTCAAAAAATTATTGATGGTGGACCAAAATTAAAAACAGCAATTGAAATAAACGATGAGACAACATTTCCAAACAATGTAATTTTTGTACCAACATCAATAAATTATCCTATAGAAATTGGGGATTTAAAACCTTTGGAATTTTACTCAATTTGGATAAAAAGAACAGTCGCTTCCAAAACTAGCTCGATGGAAAACGATGGTTTTTCTCTAAGGATGAAAGGGGAAATTGTTTGAAATACATTATTATTTTTTATCTATTTTTTTCATTAAATATTTATGGTCAAAACCACAAAGAACATTCTCCTACTGTTGCACAATTTGAAGAAAAAATAGAATACTTTAGTTCTATAACTAAAAATATATTTCAAGAAAAAACATGGGAAAAGATAATTCTTCAAAATAAAATTACAAAAAAAGAAAATCCATGGACAGATCTTGATAATTTTCAAAAACAAATGTTCTGTTTTTCTATGGGCAATAGAACATTAAGTGCTTTTTTAAAAATGGAAGATCATTGGACTGAAGAATTAAAAAAATTTGATAATTTAAATTATAAATTAGTTAATTCTTCAGAATCAAGACCAGCAACAAAAACAGAAGTTAAAAATTATTTAGAAAAAATTAAACAAATGAAAAATGAATTTGCCAAAGAGTTTGAAATTTTTAATTATGATTTTTTTAAAAATTACAAAAATAAACTTACATTAGAAGAAATAGAAAGTTATAATAAAAAAATACAGGATGCGAAGAAGTAAATCTATGGATTGCCCCTTACACAATAAACCTTGTTCTGCTGTAAAAAATTTACAGTTTATGATTTCTTCAGATGAAATCATAAAAATATTTAATATATGCCAAATTTGCATGTCTGATTATGAAATAAAAGATCAAATCTTTAACTCTTGTACTTCTTGTGAAACCTCTCTTTTTGAAATAAAAAAACATAAAAAATTTGGATGTGCAAATTGCTATGTTCATTTTAAGGATTATGCCGAAAGGTATTTTTCTGTTTGTCAGGTAGGAACTAAACATATTGGAAAAGTTCCATCTTTATTAAACAGTCTTACAATAGATCAGCTTGGAAAAAAAATGAACGAAGCTATTATTGAAGAAAATTATGAACTAGCTAATGAATACAAAAAAATTATTTCTCAGAAATCCAATCAGCCAAATCTTGAGGATTTATAATTCCAAATCCTTCAAAAAACTTTTGTTTTGCGAATTCTTTATTTTTTACATCTATACAATGTTTTTTAAGCTCATCTCTGTAATCTTGACTTGATATTAACTTTATCCTATTTCCATTTTCTCTATTATAAGACAATAAAAGACAAGCAATTCCAACTGCAAAAGGATTTGCCATACTTGTTCCAGATAGAATAGCATACCAAGATTCTGGAACTGTACTAAAAATTTCATTTCCTGGTGCTAAAAAATCTAAATCTGTTCCAGTACAACTAAAATTAGATCTGTCAAAGTCTTTGTTTATAGAGCCTATACCTATGGTCTCTGGATAATTAGCTGGATAAAATATTTCACGAGTCTTCCCAGCATTTCCAGCAGCACAAAAACATACAACCCCTTTTGATTCTGCATATTGAATTGCTTTTCTTACTTGCTGAACCGGATTGGGGGAACCAAGACTAAGTGTAATAAAATCAACTTTTTGATCTACTGCCCAACGAATTCCATTTGCTACATCAATTAGATTTCCAGATCCATTTTTGTCCAATACCTTTACTGGTATTACTTTAGTTTTAGGGGCAACTCCAACCATCCCAATTAGATTGTTTTCAGCACAAATAATTCCAGTGCAATGAGTTCCATGACCATTTTCGTCTATAGGTTCTTTTTTTGGATCTATAAAGTTTTTACCTTTCAACAAATTGTTTTTTAAATCTGGGTGATTTAAATCGCAACCACTATCCAAAACAGCAACAACCACTCCTTCGCCTTGATTTTTTTTCCAAACTTTAGGAAGATCAAAAGCTGTAATACCCCATCCAAGTTGTTGCTTGGATTCTTGTATTGATAATACTTCTCTTCTTAAAAATGGAAGAAGCTTACACTTGTGCTGGATCTTTTTTGTCATTTTTCTCCATGTTCCATAATCCATTGCGGTATTTACTTACTATAAAATCTATAAGTTCACTTACAACAATACTAATTAAAATCTTTTTTATAGTTGAAGACATTGGTTTTAGCCATAATGGAAAAATAGAAATAACTATGTAGTCATATAATTGCCCTGCGACTAACATAACCACAGCTTTTTTATCTTCTCCTTTTGGTATTATTGGCTCAACAAATTGAATCATATCATCTATGGATTTTATGATAAATATTGTTCCACTTAAAAGATAATCAGTTGGAATACTAACCCAACCACTTTTTTTGGGCTTTTCTTCATCCCATTTTTTCTTCAAATCAAAAAGACACTGTTCGCATTGAATTATTGCTGATTTTATTTCTTCTGTTGTCATTATTGTTTTTTTCATTTTTTCTCCTGATGTTAAAGATATATATCATTAATATGAATATAATTGTAACTGGCGGTGCTGGTTTTGTTGGTAGCAATTTAGTCGATAGACTTATCGATCAAAATTATAATGTTTTAGTTTTAGACAATTTTGCTACTGGTTTTAAAGAAAATTTAAATAAAAAATCTGTTTTTTCAATGTTTGACATAAGGAACAATTGGAATGATTTACCCTTATTGCAAGGATTTAAGCCAGATATCATATATCATATAGCTGCTCTTGCTCGCATACAACCAAGCTTTAATAGACCTTATGAAACTTTAGATGTAAATGCTCAAGGAACTGTAAGAGCTTTGGAGTATGCAAAAAACAAAAATTGTAAACTTGTTTATTCGGGATCTTCTTCATTTTATTTTGATCCTCATGTGAATCCATATGCTCATTCGAAATGGATTGGAGAAGAACATTGCAAGATGTACAACAAAACATACGGAGTTCCAATAGCCATAGCCAGATTTTTTAATGTTTATGGAAAAAGACATGTTCAACAAGGAGATAATGCTAATGTATTGGGAATATTTGAATACCAAAGATCTAATGGCCTTCCAATAACTATAACTGGTAATGGGGAACAAAGACGAGATTTTACAAATATTGAAGATATATGTGATGGACTTATTTCTATGGGTAAAGAAAGTTGGAATGCAGATATTTTTAATTTAGGAAGAAGTTATAATTATTCGATAAATGAAGTTGCTAAAATGTTTAACCCAAAAGAAATAATTTATGTTCCATCAAGAATTGGAGAAGCAATATACACTCTTGCCGATATAAGTTTCTCAAAAGAAAAATTAAATTGGGAACCAAAACACAATTTGCCAGATTATATTGAAGGGTTTTTAAGAAATATTAAAAACTAATAAAGATATTTTCTCAATAAAAGCTTATCAAGCAATGAATTCATAGCGGTTATTTGTTCTGGTTTTTTATCCCATCCACCGCTTTTACAAACTTGTTTAGCTTTAGCTTCTGGTATGTATTTAAATATAAATCCTTGACTAGAAAATCTAGTATGCAATTCTCTAGTCATTCCTCCATATTGATCAATCCTTTCGCAAAACATACCAGCACTAACCATGTTGCTTCTTCTAATGGCAGAAAAGTTTTCTACAAAACTTGTTTTTTGTGATCCTTTATCGCCAAACACCCATAGCTTATCATTTTTTGATCTTAAAGGTTTTATAAGATTGATCAAAGACAATTCTCCATCTGGTGTGAGCCTATCATCTAAAAATACTAAAAATTCACCTTTAGATTCTATGACTCCAAAATTTCTTGCTCTTGCCAACCCATAATCTTTATTACCTTTATTATCAAATCTTGCACAATAAATATATTTCACATCCAACTCTTTTAAATTATTTTCAAATTTTGTTCCATTTGAATTATAATATTTCTGATCACTATCATCACAAATGATTATTTCTTTTTTTTCATATTTTTGATTTTTAATATTATTGATATTTTCTAATGCAACCTCATATCTGTTATGAGTTGGAATTATAATTGATATCAAATCTTTATTTACAATTGTATTACTTCTTGGGGTTCTCATAAATTTCCTTATATTTTAATCCAACATTTATAATTGATATTTGAGGTTTTAATTTTTTAGAAAATTCTGATGTTTCCAACCAATATTCATGGGAAAAAAGTTTATCTGTGTCAAAAGGTTCCGCCAAGGTCAGTCCTCTTTTCATAAAATATTCATAGCTATAACTTTCTTTATTTATTGCAAAAGGTATACCAGAAGAAACATATTTTTGAGCTTTTGTCGGTGGCTTATGGCATTGACTAAAATGAGTTATTGATTTTATATCTATCGCTGCTTTTGCTTGTTCCAGAAGTTCTTTTTGAACTTCTTCAGACCACACATATGATTTTATTCCATTTATCGTATTGTAATCATCAGAAATTTGCATGGACAATCTTAATTCTCGACATAATTTTCCAGCCCCATTTTTTGCCCTTTCATTTTTTAAATCTGAGCATATTCTTAATTCATAATTTATTGTATTCTTTTTAATGTAATCTAATAAAAATGGAATATATTGAAAGCTTCCTATCCACAATACAAAGCCATCTTTTTTATAAGAATTTGTTTCTTGAAGTGAAAATTTACTATGATGTTCAACAAAATGAACATTATTGTTTATTTTTTCAAAATATGGAATCCATCTTTCGCAATGCAATCCAATAGCATCACACTTTGAAAGAAAATTTAAATCTTCTTTTAGCTGATTTTCACTATGGTAAAAATCTATAGGACAATATAAAACTTTTGTTCCTTTGCTTTTAATTGTTTGTATATTGATTTTTTTTAAAGGATGTTTCACTAACATTAAAAAATCACAATTTGGTATTTTTTCAAGTGATCTAAAAGTTATCACATTGTAATACTTTGAAAGTTCTTTTGCCGTATCTTTTCCAACCCAATTCCATGAAGGCATATTAGATATTTCAGGACCAACAGCTAATGTCTTTTTTATTGTTTTCATAACTAACGACTATTGTGAGAGAATCTTGTAAATAAATAATTTTCTTTTTTTATATCACCAGGGAAATTATTTATTTTTATATTTAATTTTCTAGCCACATAATCAAAACTTATTTGATCTCTTTTTGATCCATTTGATATTTCTTCCCACCACATTTCGTTGAATTTTTTTATTTCATTTGAATGTCTTCTTAACAAAACAGTACATTCGCTTAATCCATTATTTTTAGGATATCCATCACGGATATATTTTTGAATCTGCTTTGTTATTGTAAAAGCATCATCTAGTTTTCGAGCAATACAAGTTTTTGCTTCATCGTAAACGCAATTTCTTTCATGATGCTTAAAAAGAGCTATGTCGCAATTAGAAAGATATATTTCGGCCAATCTGCTTATATTGAAGGGAAATTTAATTCTTATAGATCCATCAATCCAAAGACTATATTCTTTGTCTGGAAAATAAATGTGTGATAATATCTTGTGAATTTTTGCATTTCTATTTGGATCTGAAAATGTTGTATGTATCTGCTTTGAATTCCATGTTTTTGAATCAATTGGATTTTCTAGAAACGCAACAAACTCAGTTCCATCATTGTGGTTTTTTTGATCTTTTAATTTGTCGTAATTATTGGATGCATTCGTAATTGCAGTGTATACAACAATATTTTTTGGATCTACTTCAATATTATTTTTTGATATATTTCTTTCCAAAAACGCCTTAAGCATATTTGTTTTTATCCACTTTTGATGAAATATATTTCTATTTTGTTTCACAAATTGATGTGAAGCTGAATTCGTGTGTCCTCCTTTGTGATATATGATGGAATCAGGAGTAAAAAGTATTTTGTATCCATGAGCATGTGTTTTCATGCATAAGTCGGAATCTTCCCAATATCCGATCCTATATTGTGTGTCAAATTCTCCAATCAATTTAAAAAAATCTGACGGAATCATAAAACAAGCACCAGTAACCATTTCTACTTCTCTAATTTCCATTAGATCTTTTGGTACATTATCCAAAGTAAAAGAATGATTGATATATTTCTTTTTGTATATGTGTTTTCCTATATGTAAAAAAGCACAAATACCTTCATCCCATTCAGAGCCAAGTGAATCAATAATTATTCCTTCTTTAAGATGTAAATTTCCAACTATTCCAATGTTATTTTGTTTTTGAAAACAATCATACATTGGCTTTATCCAGTTCGGAGTAGTAATTGTATCTGCGTTTAAAAATATAAGATATTTTCCTTTTGCAAATTTTGCACCTAAATTACAAGCATTTGCGAAACCACCATTTGTTCTTTCTACATGAATTATTTTCCCTATTCCTTTTTCTGGTTTTGGTTTGTTTGACCAAGATTTAAGAATTTCAATGTGACTTTTTTCTGGACAACAATCATCCACATAAATTATTTCTTTTTTAAGATTGTCATGTTCATCGAAATTCCATGATTCGATTTGCTTTTTGATAAAATCTCTGCTTTTGTAACATGGTATTATTATGGATACATCAATTTCATTTTCTGATGATACAAACCAATGTGGGGTTTCTAATTCTTTGAAAGAAGGAGGAACATATGGAGATATATGAGGAGCAACACTTATCGTAACTGGAAAATTGTTTTTTTGTAATTTTTTATTTCTTACATTATTGTGAATTTCTATTTTTTTATTTTTCTGAAATAATTCTGCATTTTCTGGGGTTATACGAAGATATGGATTGTTAGCTTTTTTGGCCAATGCTTCTTGTATCTTTATTTTATTTGATAATTTTTTATCATCCATTTTATTTACCAGCGTTATTGGCACCGCCCATAGTTGGCACATTCATTTGTTGTTTATCTAATTTATTTTGAGCAGCCTGTATATTTGAAGAAGTTCCCTTAGCAATTGCTGCAACTGCTGAAAAATTCTTTTTAAACTTTGTTTCATAAGTTTTAACAAGTTGATTGATATAAAATTCCCATTGTGGTGCAGGTAAGTTTACTGCTTGTGCCATGAATTTATCAAACATGGATTTTGCTTGGTTTTGTTTAGCAGCATCTGTGATTTGTTGTGAGGGATTTGGATAAGTCGGTGGCATCTCGCCAGCAGGAGGAACTTCAACTTCATTTAACGACCAATCAGAAAATTTTTTCAATGCCATTTTACACCTCAAATTAGTTTTTTGTTTTTACCAACATCATCACTTTCATCATTTATTTTTTTTAAAGCATCCTTAATACGAGAATGCCATTTTGCTATTTTTTCACTAGGAACATCAAGAAGTTCGGACAAACCTGAAGAATTGTTCATAACTCTTAAAAAGTTATCCCAAAAATCCTCATCTACTTGCAATCCTGTTTTTACAACTGAAATAGATTTTTCAGATATATCACTTTTAGATATGGAATTATTTTCCATGTTTTCCCATAATGTGCAAAATGATACCATAATCTATTTTCCAATTTTCTTTTTTGATTTTTTCTTTTTAGGGCAAAAATAAAGCTCATCAGGATCAAAATCGCTTTGTCCAGTCTTGTTATTTACTAAGGAATATTTACTTTTCAAATTAGTGAAATACTGTAGGTCAGCATTGTTATCGTAAGTCCAAATATTAGGACTTGGCGGGGATTCTTTGTCCAACCATTCCTTAAATGAAATAAGCATACTTTATTTATATGATTTTTAGTTTTTTTTAATTAAATTCTTCATATCACAGAATGGATTTTTCATTTGTACAGACAAACACTCAGACTCAATTTCTTGATTTATTTCATCTTCTGAGTGTTTATCGCAATGCCAAAATGATTTTTTTGTAACAGAACCCTTTATTATTTTTCTTTTTACGCACTTACTTGCTTCATTATCGCAATTTTCAAAATAACATTTCATATTCACCTCAATAATTTTTCCAAATACACTCAAGCTTTTTTTTCGTGTTTTTTTGTAACATCTTTCTTTTACACGCCCAAGAAACAAAATACTTTTTACAAATCTTTTGATCTTTGCTAGTAATTAGTACCTTACCAGAAAAATTGTTGAGTAAATTGGTAATTTTTGTGTATTGTTGCTCTCGCAAATTAATTGGTAGATCACAATAAATAAAACTTTCATGATTGTTAAACTTCTGAATAACCTCAATAGCTTCTTTATTCATAATAAATGTTTCTTGCAAACGATTTCTTATGGCTAAAGATTCATCGATAATTTCATCCCATTTTATTTTCTTGTCTATAAATGACTTTTTACCTTCTGCTTTACTTAATTTACGCAAAACAAATTCATTTACAGCCTTTTCGATATAATCTTCATATTTTTGACCTTCATTTGCAATAAATTTTTCAAATGTTTCACTATTGCATTTAACGGCATTTATTTTTTTAACAAAATGCTTATATTCATCTTTAATAGCTCGATAAATCTGTATTATTCCTTCGTGAGAATCATTTATAATTTCTATCTTGGATTTAGACTTTTGTAAATAAATCCCAATGTTATCACAGAATAGATCGATATAAATAAGATCTGTGTAATTTTCTGGGAATTCTTCAATAATCCAACTGATTAAGTTTTGATTATATGTGGTTGATTTAAAAATTGGTTTTATTTTTTTATTTTTCATCTTTGTAACTCGGTGATTGATAGATCGTATTCTGGCACTTGCTGCAAATGTATTTGAAAGGTCCATATCCTTTCTCTTGAGCATTCCAAAACCAACCTACCTTGGGGTATTTTTCGTCATGACATTTAATGCACATCACAGAAATTTTTTGTTGCTCTTCTGGTAATGAACTATCTACATAAAAATAACAATTTTGAATTTCTTGGCTCATAATGCATCCTCTTCATTAAAAGAGAATGTATGCGTAAAAAAAGCCCACCAAACTGGTAGGCTTCTGCAAATTGCATATATTTTATTCGCCTCAAGGCCTACATCTGAAGAATTTGAAGAAATGACTACGCTCATTTTTAGGAGACTCTTTTTCATCAGAATCGGGTTTAACTTCAGATTTTTTATCAGAATCTGACTTAATCTCAGGTTTTTCTTCTTTCTTTTCAATATTAGGCTTAGATTTCCAATTTGGATCTTTATTTTGCCAATTCTCACTAGAATTAGAAAGAGGCATAAATTTATCGAATAAATTAGGATCTGTTTTCTTTATATAAATAAAGCAAACAGTTAAAGACAATAACAATATTATACCATACAGGAAGTTTCTGTCCATATGACCTCCAAAAAGGATTAAAATGAAATATATTCTGTATCTTATATTCCCTATGATTGTATTTAGTGCAGATCCTGATAAAAAATTACATCAGAATAGTTTGTGTCCAACCGTAAAAATAAGCTATAACAAAAACAATTGTGATTGCGAAGATTGTAAGAAAAATCAACCTCAAGCAATTGCCACAGGATTTATAGTAAAATCTATAAAAATAAAAGAAAAAACACTTGAAAATAAGTTTTTAAATGTGGTTGTTACGGCAGCACATACAGTTGAAAACACACCAAATAATTTGACAACTCATGTCGGCAATTATTTAAATTGGTCATCACTTGAAAAATTTGATTCATATCCAACTATGATTTATGGAATTAATCAAAATAAAGATCTTGCTGTTATTGTTTTTATATCAGATAAAATGCTACCAATTGTGGAAATTGATTTTGATAGTAAATTGTATTTTGGTAATGATATTTTTAAAATTGGATATGGCTTAGGAGATGATGTTAGATTAGATTTCGGACAAATTACAGCCATAGAAACCAAATCTCCAATTAAGCTTAAAGGATATCTAAGAACTAATGCTTATACTATATTTGGAGACTCCGGTGGCCCTTTATTCTCTAAAGAAAATTATAAGGTCATTGGAGTAACAAGCTCTATCCGTGGATCAGATAGTATATTTCTTCATAAGCAATCTTACTTTAGTCCAATTATTTGGTTAAAAAATTGGGATGATGAATCAAAAGGATCTTTGTCCTTTATATATAAGGAAGATAAAAAAATACCAGAAACTTTGATATTTCAATTATGGTTAAGAGAATTTGACATTAAAGGAACTAGACAATGATTACATTTAAAGAATCTATCGAAATTAAAAACACTATAAAATTGGCAGAAAAGTGCTTCTATATGATGGAATCATATAAAATTAGTTCTATCAATTTCGTTGATTGGATTGAATCTTCTTTTGATGACAACCAAGATATCAATGAAAATCTTAGACTTTGGCTACAAACAGAAATCAATTTTCTTGAAAATTACGATAGTGAAGTTTTTGAAGAAGAAGATATTACATTCGGACAATCATTGGCAAAAGATTTTGATGCTGTAAAAAATTCAACTATTGGAAAAAAAATTGGACAGTTGGGTTCTGCTGCTTTTCAAGGTGTAAAAAAAGGAATGCAACAATATTCTGCATATAGCGATGTTCAAAGTATGGCTAAAAATGTTGGAACTGCTAAACAAAAATTAATCGATCTTTTTAAAAGAGGAGAAAGACAAGGTTCTATTCTTAGTAACGACAAAATAAAAACAGCTTTAAGTAACATAATCAATATGTTGCAAAAAATCGACCCATCAACAATTGGAAGAACACCACAACCAGATATGGCTAATGTAACTTTTAATGGTCAGCCTTCAGGCGGGGATGCTAAACAGATCACTCCATTTGATCCGACAACCTCAATAACTCCAAATTTACAAACAAATTCATTTTCTCCAATTGGACAAAAATTATTTGAGACAAGAATTAAATCTATTTGTTATAAATTAGATGAATTAAAAATTAATCCATATCACTTCGCTACTTGTTTTGTAGATGAATTTTGCGAAGACAATAATATCAATGAATCTGGATTTATTGGTGGTGCTTGGTCTGGACTTAAAGGTGCTGTAAAAGGTGGTTGGGATAGATTGATGGGTGGTGGCGAAGGTTCAATTTGGGATTCTATACAAGGTGGTTATAGATCTGGAAGAGATTCTAAATATGATGACTACGATAGACAAGCAATAGCAGATGCGATTAAACATTTAGGAAATTTTTCGAAGCAAATAGAAGGTAGCACACTGCAAAATTTCCAACAACAAATCAATGGCCTTATAACAAATTTAAATAAAACATTAACTTATAAGCCACAACAAAATGTAGCACCTAAAAAAGCTAGTGCAATGGATATGGACAAATTAAGTGCATCTAGCATTGTTCCTCCAACCGATCAAGAAAAAAGAGCAGCAGCAGAAGAAGCCGAAAAAATTAGTAATGCGGCCATCGTAGTTAAAAATGCATCTGATAAATCTCTAGAAGAAAAAATTGACGCATCAAATAAATTCTGGAAAATTAAAACCAAGACCCAATCAAGACTTCAAATACAAGAAAAATGGGCAAAATTACCAAATGAAATTAAAGCTAAAGTTATAGATTTAGATGCTTACAAAAAAATAATTGCTGATGAAGATAAAAGTAAATCCACTCATATTCCCACAATGGAAAAAGGAAAATTATACAAAAAAATACTTAAATTTATAGATGATGAACTAGCCTTACTACCTCAACCTACAGCAGATATGAAACCAGCAGCAGCAGCAAAATAATAATTAAGCAGTAAGATAAGCTTATGTTCGCAAAAGTGAAGTTCACCCCCTTGTAACGCAGAACAAATAAAGGCTTATCTCACTACTTAAATGTATCCATTCTTTCTGGCATCATCGATCTCTTTCGCAGTGACCTTTCTACCAAGAAATTCAGAGCATGATTGAGTAAAATGTCTAACAATATCAGTCTTTAACATTTCCATGTATTGCGGACCCATCTTTTTTGCTTCAAATAAATCACCAACATCTATAGACCAGTCTAAAAGCTCGTTATTTATGAATACCCCTTGCTTTAGCACTCCTTGGCCATCAGTATACATTTTTGTCTCAAACTTATTTTTACCTTCTGGGATTGGATTATTTGTTTCCATATTCAAAAAATTTTCTTGCATACTGCTCCCCTACACCATAAATATAATATGAACTTTAACGAATTTTTAAATTTAAAAGAATCTACACTACTCGATCTTTATAAGAGTACAGTCGATGCATTTCCTAAGACTACCAAAAGACAAAATTCTATCGATATGATAAAAATTATAGAAATGAATTATACGCCATATATAGGTATGAAGACTTTGTTTGTCAAGGGAATGGCAAAAAACATAGATAACCAAAAAGAATATGATTCTATTATTTTATTTAAAAATATAAATTATGCAAAAGCAAAGAATGAAAGCATAGTAGAACTAATCGCAAGCAATAATAAAAAGTATTATATAGAAAGAATAAACCCTTATTTAAACGAAGTGGCAGTAAAATGCAGTTGTCCAGATTTTAACTGGCGATTCAATTACTACAACTCTTTGGATAAGAGCCTGTATGGAAGAAAAAGAAAGAAATATGAGTCAAGAACTAATGCAAAGAAAGCAAATGTTAATGAAGCAGAAGGAATGTGCAAGCATTTGATCAAATTGGTCAAAGCTATAAAAGACTCAAAACTCATGGAGGACTAATGAAAAATGATTATCAAACTTTTTACAAAATGTTTTCAAAATTGGAAGGAATTAAAATATTTCAAAGCGAAGAAGATCCTAGTACTTGGTTTTTCTTTTCTTGTAATTCTGAATACTCTTTTGCATTTGTTACCGCAATTGTAGAAGAAATAGGAGATGATAATATTTGTAAAATGGTTTCTCTTGGACACCCAATAAGCACAGAAGATACGGCTTACCAACTTGTTTTTCATGCGGATAAAGAACAATTGTATAAAACATTCATAGCTAAAATTAATGCTTATTTGGAAAATTCAAAAAATCTTAAACACGATGAATTTGGTAATCCAGATTTATCACTTGTGACAATTAAGCAAATTGCAAAAGAACTTAAAAAAAGAAAGAATTTGTCGTTTGCCGTTGTTTGGATGGAAGATACAAATAAAGAAAATATCGCAATAGAAGGTAATGGAAATCCAACTCAAATAGTTGGACTATTAGCTAGAGGACTACACATGGCAATAGAATGGTCAGATAAATTTTTGAAGATAAGTAAACCAGAAAAAGATTAAGCAATACCAATCTTTACTATCATCCAGTTGACAACAGAATTGTTGCTGGATGATATTGTAAATGTCCAATCATGACTTTGTGGAACTGGACTTATTTCTTTTGAAATGTAAGGACAACCCTTATCGTTTGATGTGAGAAATATGGCGTAATCGGTAAAATCACCAGAGGGTGATGGAAATTTTATCGTGGCACTTGTGCCATTCATTTTTTCTATCCCAGCAGCAACTATTTTTGGGCCAACAAGATTTGTTATACTCAATGAAGCTCTAGATAAATCATTCGATTTATAAGCCGAACCAATTCCTGTTCCTGTTACGCTTGAAGCACCCATTTATACTCCTTAATATATGTAAGCTTCAAAAAATAAAAAAGTAATGTGGTTTTTACACATCACCTTTTTATTTTTTAAAATTAATTTAAAATTATGTATTGGTACCAAAAGGATTACTTACAGTTTGACCACCATCCGTAATGACATCACCTTGTATCCAGTAACTGGTTCCCAAACTAATCGCCACCACATAACTTCCTATGATACCACCAGTCTTATTGTTGGTTCCATATTCTATTTTGTTACTCGTAGCACTGGCAGCAAAAGTTCTAGTTTCAGCTACGCCATTTTTGTGTAGCGTTAAACTACCAGTCATTAGATCAGAAAAAGGATAACATTGAATAAAGAATTGATCTGGTCGAACCGTGGTCAAAAAGCGGAATGTCTGACCAATCGTAGTAGTGCTTAATTCTGGTAATGTTATGAATCCATTTGGCCCGTGATCTAACAAAAAAAGTTTCCCATCATCAGATGCAGATATCTGATGAACAGGAAGTGATACAACAGATTCGGTGTACGACACTATAGTCGAAATTTCAGAGGAAGATGATGCATTAGCAATTGCAGAGGTCACATCTACTGCTAGATTTAGTAGTTTTACATTATTTTGAATTCTTGGTAATGATCTCTCTACTGCTCCATTTCCTGTTCCTTCATTGGTTTTAGCTCCCATAATAATCTCCTTTTTGTTATGTTAAATGAATATATTTGCATCTTGGAAAAAACAAAGTGATATATCAAAAAATAAATCACTTTGTTTTTTTAAATTATCAACTTTGTTTTAATGATGCTATATTAAAGTGCAGCAATTGCAGTTTTAAAAGCATCAAAATCAGCAGCAGCAGCAGTCAAGGTCTTTAAATCAGATATTTTAATCCAAATAGCATTGCCGTTAAAATCTTTAATGTTTCCACCATCTGGTAATGTCATAATACCATCATTGTGAAATCTCCAGTTGTTATCGTCAACATCAATGTTCACTTGATGTTGGTGATTGAGGCTGTTTCCACCATCAAGATTATCATCAAGGTTATGATTGCCTACTGTAATGCTTACATCAGGACCATAACTAGGCATCATGTCTCTTTGACCGCCCCACCATAATCCTAAATATTCTGTGTTACTTGAAGCCCAAATTACTGATTCTTGATCATTCTGTCTTGATGCCCCTAGTGTTCCAACTAAAAGACCACCAGTAAAAGCAGTAAGATCAGTTATGTTTGATAGATTTCTTACATTTTCTGGTTTGATATTATTTTGAATTCTCGGAAAAGAATTCTCTACTGCTCCATTGCCTCTTCCTTCTGTTGTTGTAGCTGCCATAATAATCTCCTTTTTGTTATGTGGAATGAATAAATCTGCATCTTGGTTTTTGCCAAGATGCAGATCAAATTAAACTTAGGAAACTGCGTTACTGAAAGGGGTTACTTCAGTAGCTGTCTGAGTAAGAACTGCTCTTACATGGAATATGCCAGCAGCCATATCGAGTATTTCGACATGATTACCTTTTTTACCACCTTTGGTAGAGCCATCCATAGTAATCGTATCATCACTAGCACCTGCAATCCACATATCGATTGCGGTAGGTGTGCCAGACAATGGTGTTTCGTCATCAGAACCAAAAGCAACGCCACTCATGATGTCAGTTCCATTGGCTACCTGAATCTTGTAAACATTGCTAGTTACAGTAGTTTTAACATAAAACTTGTAGGTGTCACCAGTTCCAGTAGCTGCTGGAAGAGTAACGACAACACCTGCTAATCTATCTAAAATTAAAGGTATGTTAGCCTTGCTAGAATCAAGAGTTATTGTCGCAGTATCAAGAACAAATGGTGTTTTTGATAATGCGTTATTATCGAGTTTTGCTGCGGTCACAGCGTTTGGTTCAATGTTTACTGTTTTAACAGAACCATTGAGAATCAATGGTTTGATGTTTGATGCAGAACCATTTCCTGTTCCTTCTGTTGTTGTAGCTGCCATAGTAATCTCCTTTTATATATATAAAAACCAATCAAACACAATAAACTTAGCTTAACATAAAGACTAAGTTACCTTGCGTATTCAGAAACTTTCAACACCGCACTGTTGGTGTTCAATGTAAGGATGTCATCTGCTCCATCCCTCTTTGCTTGAATTTTAATGGTCAACGCACTCGTGACAGAATTTGAAAAAACCATGGCGATGGGAAACAGCACCGCACTTCTAGTGCCACCACCTGCACTATTCAACCATGTTTGGTTTCTCCATGTTATCTCAACATCGTTGACCGTTATTCTGGATCTGAAATTATCTGCCAAGCCTCCACCGACAGCATAAGTTGAGTTGTACTCGATATACAAGGAACTGCTGCCAGAAACTGGCGTGTACGAAACCGATGCAAAATCAACATAATTGTTATTATCACCATTACTTACTTCGCCAGCGGTGAATGTATAGAAACTCGTATTTAAATGTTGTCCATTTAATCCCCCTCTGATGTAACCATCTGCGGTTATATTGTTGCCAGACGAAATGTCACCATCAGCGGATATAGAGCCACCAGACAAAATGTCGCCATCAGCGGATATGTTGTTATTAGAGGTTATATTTCCCTCTGCACTGACATTTGATTCGGTTGTCATATCGCCAGTTGCGTTGATGTCGTATTTCCAATTATGGAGAATGTCAACGCCAAGATTTTCAGCTTTCACTACACCATTGATGATAAGTGGCTTTTGTTTGCTTACAGATCCTATTCCCACACCCTCTTGACTTGTAGCTCCCATAATAATCTCCTTTTTAAAAAAAATTTATACGGACATGGAAATTTCCAGCGTGAAGAAATCCACGCTGGAAAAAAAGTTAAATTACTTTCTTACATTGATGCCGCTTTTAACGACCATGTACATGAAGGTTTGCGTATTGTTATCCCCAGTATGAAGGATAAAACCAGCAAATCCGCTATCGAATCCATCATTGCTGTAGTTTTCGTTAGCATCGAACTTAGCAATGTGTGGTGGTTTGTTGTTCGCCAAATATAAAGAATCATCAAGATCTGATTGCATTGCAAATACTGAGTAATTATCAGGATTTAATGGAAGTTCTGGAAATCTGACAATCACTTGCCAGTTTCCATGTTCGGCTGAAATAACCGTAGTCGCAATACCAGTCAAAACGATATGTGGATCGTTAATGGTAATGTTCTTGATTGCTGGTCCAACCTTGCTGGCTGAACCTTGACCTACGCCCGTTACGCTAGTAGCACCCATAATAGCCTCCTTGAAATTAAGGTATAGAAACTACTATAGATATAACTATAGGTTATTTTTAATATAATCTATTGGATAAAAAATTGCGAAAATAATATATACATTTATCATGACTTATGAAAACAGTCCGATTATAAAATCATATCAAAAACAAATCCTTTATGGAACCATATTGGGAGGATCTTCAATTGTAAATCCAACTTATGGAAGAAATTGTTATTTGGCCATGAGAGATAATAATTTGAATTGGCTTTCATATAAAATAGATGAACTTAAAGAATTTTTTAAAATAGATAGTAGTACAATTAAAAAAGATAAAAACACTTATCGATGCTATTCGGTTGCTTATCCTTGTTTTAATGATTTGTATAGAACATTTTACAAAGAAGGTAAAAAGGTCGTAACTAAGGAGATATTAGAATCACTCAACGACCTAGCTTGGATGATTTGGTATATCGATTCTGGTAGGAAAAGCAAAAGAAAGGTTTATCTTAGAACACAAAAATTTGGAGAAGAGGGAACTGTGATAATAGCAGATTATTTTAATTCTCTTGATTGTTTTTGTGAAATTAAAAAACAAAAAGATAGATTCGAAATTGTATTTGACAATAAAGGCTCACAAGAGTATCTTAAAACATTCGCACACAGAATACCAAATTTTCTCACAAAAGAGTAGCTGATGAGTACAAAAGTAAGTTTGTATTATGATCCAAAAATACATCTTTATCAAGAATCCTTTAGAGACGATTCTATTCACCTAAATGTTAATGAAAAAGGAATCGATCTTAAAATTGAATTTTCACTTGTTGATTTTATAAAAATGATCCAATCAATTGATTTAAATTCACTGAGAAAACAAGCCAACATTACAGATGAACAAATAAAATCTTATTGTGAAAAACAAGTTGAAAAAAGAATCGGTTTAAATAATGACATTTGTCAAATGTTTGGATATATGATTTATGGGGATTGCAAAGAATCAAAAGAAAAGCAAATAACAAATGGCATTCAATATCATGAAAATTTAAGAGAAAAATTGAAAAAAATAATTGAAGAATTAGGTTGTAATAAAAATACTTATTATTTTGGGCTTGAAGATATTTTGCATTAATAGCATAATATTCAAATGACTGTAATTGAAAAAACAATATTTGATATTCTTGTTCAATATTCAAAAAATAATGACTGGATTTTATTTGATGGCAACTACTTTCAAATCGATTCAAGTAAAACCAATGGTATAAATATGCACAAATTAAAAAACTTGTCATCTTCTGATGCTTTTTTGTGCCTTAAAAAATACCTCAAAAGACAATTTAAAAAAGTGAATAATTCATGCTCATAAATATTGGAATAATTTTTGTAATTATTTTAATATTTTGCAGACTCGTTCTTTTGCACAACCAAATACATGAATATTATGAAGATCAATAGTATTTAGTGATTGAAATATGATAAAAACAACAAAAGATGCAGAGCAAGAAGGTGTGTTGGAAAATTGTATTTACAATGCAAATTGTCTTGATTTAATGAAACATATTAAAAGCAATAATATTGATATGGTTCTAACATCTCCTCCTTACGATAATCTTCGAACATATAGTGGAAGTTTAGATTGGGGCGAACACATTTGGAAACCAGCAATTCAAGAATTGTTTAGAGTAATAAAGGAAGGTGGGGTAGTAGTTTGGGTAGTCGGAGATGCTACCATCAAGGGCAATGAGACAGGAACTTCATTTAAACAAGCACTTCACTTTAAAGATGTAGGATTTAATCTTCATGATACGATGATATGGCATAAGACCGCCATTTTTCCTCACCACTTGAACGCACAACGATACAAACAACAGTTCGATTACATGTTCGTGTTCACAAAGGGAAGCGTAAATACATACAATCCTATTCACGATATACCAAATGAATCTGCTGGTAAAACTTTTCAAATTAAAAAAAAGATTAAGACATCAGACAATGGACGATATAATGGGCGAACCAAAAACCTAAAAATATCTGATTTTCGTATGCGTGACAATGTTTGGCGTGAAGGTCGTTCTGGCTATAAAGGACATCCAGCCCCTTTCCCAGAGAAACTTGCCTATGACCATATTTTATCATGGTCAAATGAAGGTGACATAATACTAGACCCATTTGCTGGTAGTGGAACAGTAGGTAAAATTGCAAAACAAATAAATCGTAAATATATCCTTATAGAAAAAGAATCAAAATATACAGATATAATCAATAAAAGAATAAATGAAAATCAATAAAATTATATTATCGGTCAATATATACAAATAGACCATGAATATTTCGGGTCTAAAAGAGAGGAGAATGCACTTAGTAAAAAATGATGACATCTGGTCTTTTCTTGAGAGTCTAAACATATCAAAAGTTTTTATTTTATATCAAGGCAAATGCAAAGAAAAAGAATTGCCATCTATAAAAATCGATAGCGTAATTGTTACAACAAAATGTGGCAAGAATGAAATAAAATGGGATAACGAGCTTTATAATAACAAATCTTTTTTGACAAAACCAATTTATGATTTACATATTGATTTTACTGGTAAAATTGATGGCATGCTAACTTATGACAATGTGAAAAAAAAAGCAACTATTACTGGAAAACATAAATATAAAATCACCGAAAAGTTCAACAAAGAAATATGATTTATATTATCTTTATTTTTGAATATATTGTCTTTACTTTAATCTATAATTTATTTATCATTGTGTTTAATGAGATGTTAACAGATTTAGATTAAGGCGATTACATGCAAATTATCAATGAAATAAAACTTGGATTTAATGATGTCCTCATAAAGCCAAAACGATCTAAAACAGCCAGTAGAAAAGATGTAGTCCTATCAAGAAGCTTTAAAGGACTAAATAGCAATTCAATAATAAAAGGAGTGCCAATCATTGTTGCCAACATGGATACTGTTGGAACTTTGAAAATGGCAGAATCATTAGGTAAATTAAATATTTTTACTTGTCTTCATAAATTCTATGAATTGCCTGTACTACAGAAATTCTTTGATTCTAATGAATACTCAGAATTCGCATTTTACACAACTGGAATTACCGATGACGATTTTATCAAACTGAAAGAAATGAAATCTACAAATCGAAAAATAAACATCTCAATTGATGTCGCTAATGGCTATACAGAACACTTTCAAAACAAAGTCAAAGAAATTAGATCTATATTCCCAGATTCATTTATCATGGCTGGAAATGTATGTACCCCAGAAATGGTTCAAGAACTCTTATTGTCAGGTGCAGCAGATTGTATAAAAGTCGGAATAGGAGGTGGTAGCGTATGTAAAACTCGGATGGTTACAGGAGTAGGATATCCCCAACTTAGTGCCGTAATTGAATGTGCAGAAGCAGCACATGGATTAAATGGACTTATATGTTCAGATGGTGGATGCAAAGAATCTGGTGATGTGGCAAAAGCTTTCGGAGCAGGATCAGACTTTGTAATGCTTGGAGGAATGTTTGCTGGTACAGATGAATGTGAAGGAGAATGGATATTTGAAGATGATACGAAATATTTGAAGTTTTATGGAATGTCTAGTGAAGAGGCAAATAACAAATATTGTGGCGGAATGAAGGATTATAGGGCTTCAGAAGGCGAAGTTAAATTTGTTGGCTATAAAGGTAGTGCCGAAACTGTAGTAAATCAAATTCTTGGAGGACTAAGATCTGCATGTGCTTATGTTGGAGCTAATCAATTGAAAGATTTAAGCAAATGCACCACTTTTGTAAGATGTAATTCTATAAAGTGAAATTTAAATATGAATTTTATAAAAAATGGACTTTAAATAACTTTTTGTTATTCCATCATTTGATTTTTCTGCATAATCTTTCATCAAATGCATCATTTTAAGCTTACCTTTTTTGTCTTTTGATGCAATGTTTGTTTTTGCAAATGGATCATTTTTTATATTGTATAATTCTTCTGGTTCCCTAAATCTAATTTTGTTATGCATCTTTATATCAGTTCTAGTTATTCCACACATACTCAAAGATTCACTGTTGCAACCACATTCAATAAATTCATTTTTTCCATTAGACCAAAAATTAACAATATAACAATAATCTTCATTGTGTATTGCCCTAGTTTGAAAATTTCTGTTTCCCCATAATTGGCATAAACAAGTGTAAGCATTATTTTTAAATGAAGATCCTTTTTTAATCGTATTAAAATAAGATGTTCCATCCATATCTTTTTTTTGCAATCCTAGTAATTCAAGAATGGTTGGCATTATATCCACACTAGAAACATAAGTATCGCTTATCTTAGGCTTTAAAACTTCTGGACAATGCCATATCAAAGGAATCCTACTGCTAAAATGATAACAATTAGCCTTAACAAATGGAAATGACATACCATGGTCACTAGTGAAAATTATAAGAGTGTTATCTGTTTTGCCACTTTCTTTTAAAGCACGAATAATCTCGCCAACAGTCAAATCACACCTTTTGACCCCTTCATAATATTGTGCTAATTCAGTTCTAACTTCTGGAATATCAGGAAGGAAACCAGGCACTTTCACACTGCTAGGATCATATCTTGTTTTTTTCTCAAATGGCCTATGTGGATAATGAGAATTTACCATGAGAAAAAAAGGATCTGGAACCGATGAAAAAAAAGACTTACAAAAGTTGTAATAAGCATTTATATTTTTACCATGACCAGTTATTTTATCGTAACCTAATATCTTCTGACTCCATTTGAATTTATGGTCTGGACATAAATGCTCCGCTTTTCCAATTATCCCAGTTGTATATCCTCTATTTTTTAAAATGTCTGGAAGTGTAGTTATATGTTCATTTATACAATTGAATCCAACAGCACCATTATTCCAAGGGTAAAGACCTGTCATCCATACTGATCTAGATGGCTGACAAAGACCTACTGTGGTGTGTGCATTTTCAAAAAATACACCTTCTTGTCCTAATTTGTCTAAATTTGGTGTTATGTCTGGAATTTCACATCCAGACATACCAGTAGAATTGTAACTCATGTCATCGGCAGATATAAATACTATATTCATCACTACCGCATAGCTTGATACAAACTTGTAATTGGAGTTAAATCCATAGACTTTGCACCCATACTAGCAACTGGAATGCCACCACACCCACCCTCTTCTTCATCTTCATCTTTGTCGTTTTTAAATGCATGGCCAACATCAGACATGTACGCTCTGCAAACCGAAATTTTATTTTCCATCCACTCATCAAGCTGGTCATGATCTTCTAGCATAGAAAGAATGAGGTCAGCGTATTCCTTTATATCTTTTAGGTTATTCATCAACATTCTGTTTCCATCGTTTGAGGCTTCAAGTTTGTTACTATCATCCGTAGCTATACTATGGTTTTCGCATCGATCATAGTACTCACTTTCAGAAATGATACCAGCTAAATAAAACTTGTAGTTTTCATTTTTTTTATCAAACATTTTAATTTTCCTTTTTCCAAAATATTAGTTTACTAATTTTATTTTCTTACATCAAATTTACGAGAAATATTATCTTTTTTATCATTCAATCCAAGATCATGTCCAGTCTGGTAATCATCATTCTTGCCAAATAATTTTATCTTCTTGCTAATCATCACATCGTTGTATCCACGCATAAAGTCTTCACTTACTATTGTACGAATCGCACATGGCTTACAATATAAAACATCATCAGTCGTCTTGCATAAACTCGTATTCTTGAAAGACGCTTTTTCTTGATGATATAAGGGAAAACCACTGTAATTGTTTTCTATATCCCTATGTCTAATTCTCCCACAACCAGAAACAAATAAAAATAAAATTAAAAAACATGTAATTCTCATTTTATCTCCATACATTTAAATGATTACTCTTATATCATATATATGTTTTTAAGTGAGATAAATTTATGGATGAGAAAAATTTTATAAGTAAAGAACAATTTAAAAAAGAAATTAATGATTATAAAAAATTTCTATTTTCAAGTAACTTGTTTTCTATGGCCATAACCTTAATATCAGCACAAACAGTTCAAAAATTTGTTTCAATTATATCAGAAACAATATTTATGCCTTTTATAAATTATATAATAAACTCAACTGGAGGAAATTGGAGAAATCTAATATTCATACCAGTCACAGGAATGGAAATAGAACTTGGTAAGCTTTTAGGTGGAATCTTAGAATTCACAATTACCATCACATTCATTTATATAGTTTTTTCTAAAATTATAAAAAAGTTCGACCCCAATAGCGAAATTAAACATTAATGTCTTTCTTGGGAATGCTTGCAATCTGAGGAATTCTGGTCGTTATTGTTTTCCAATTTCTTTTTACCCATTGCATGAATATACCTTCTGCCTTTACTGGGCCAACCTCACTGGTAGTACCTGTTTTTTGCCTTTCTAATTCATGAGTACATTCGTGAACAATCGTACTGGCAAGCTCCAAAACGCATTCCAGCGTGTCTCCATGTGACTGTAAATGTTTTTGTACATTTATATGAATGACATCAGATGATTTTATCTGATTTAAATCAACATCTGGTATGTATTTCTTTATTACTGCCGATGGAAGAGTATTGATTTTTTGACTTGATATAAAATCATCTCCAAATTTCATTCTTATTTTACCAACAACATTTGCTCCAATTACCTTCTTATCTTCGGCAGAACTATACATCCCATAAACACCTTTGTTTAATGTGGCTATAGTACTTATATTTAAAAGTAATTTCTGATCTCTTGGCAAAGTCTCATCATACATTTGAACTAATTTTACAGCAAATTTTGCCTTGTCGTATGCTGAATCTATTTGTCTCTCATCAACCATCTCAGTTCCAAGAGTAGATTGTTCTAACCATTGTATAAAACTTTTCAAGTTAGCCTCATTATTTAAAAATAAACTTATTATATTATTTATCAATAATTCTGTAATTTAAAATGTAAATAATTCAACATGAATAACATTACATTAAATTATTTGATCAAAAAAAATAAACTAAATGCAAATAGATCTTCTGGAACTGATAAAGTTAGAAGACATAGCTACATTGATGTTTACGAATCTTTGTTTGCATCAAAAAGAAATGAAAATTTGACAATTCTTGAAATTGGAACACATTTTGGTGGTTCTGCTCTTTTATGGCATGATTATTTTCCAAAATCAAATCTTGTTCTTATTGATATAATGGATAGAACTTTGGATCAACATATGAAACAAATGAATCCAAATAGATATAAAAAAATAATTTCAAATGCTTATTCTCAAGAAGTTGTAAGCCAAATTAAAATTGATTACCCAAATGGATTAGATATAGCCATAGATGATGGGCCACACACTCCACAAAGCCAAAAAGATTTTATACAACTTTATTTGCCCATGATGCGTAAAAATGGAATCCTTGTCATTGAAGATATAAGTAAAATTGAATATGCACATGAACTAAAAAAAATAACATCAGAAAATTACATTTCAGAAATAATAGATCTTAGACATGTAAAAAATAGATATGATGATATTATGTTAATTGTCAAAAGTTGATGAGCCATTTTCACAAACACGATTAAATAAAAAACATAATAATTTTATAAAAAAAGCGAGATCTATATAATTTGATAGATCTCGCTTTTTGTGTTTATTTAGAACAATCTTTGATTACAAACAGTAATTGCAGCGACATAAGCTCCTGCTTTGCCATTGCAAGTTCCTGCTGCAATATTAGCTCTTGTGCATTGTGGATAAAGTAATTTCCACCCCGCACAAGTACAACCAGATGGAGTTGATGTGGTTGAAAAATGACAAGGAAAACCAATTGTGGTTGTGCAAACAGTTTTTGCACAAGATCTTATTTCCTTTACTTCTTTTACTACTAAACCTAAAAATGTTTGAGCAATCAAAGTTATATCTTCTTCACTTGTTGCAGTTTGATCCATTCTGCCAAAAGTTAAAACATATAGTTCTTTTCTTCCAGTCAAACCAGTCAAAATTTGATCAGAACTGTTTTCTATATCCTCAAAACTCTGTGTTATTCCAGATACAACACCATCAACAATAATGATTTGATTTATAGCGGGTTCATTAGAATCATTATCATAAGAAGTTTTGTAAAATACAGCATAGTTGCTTCCATTTACACTTATATCAATAGTACCAGTATTTGCGTATCCTTGCCCATCCTGCCCTGTTCCGCCTGTAATGCTGAATTCTTCGATACTGATATTGTTTGCACCAAGAACTAAAAGACCGGGGTACATATTAGTAAAATAAGTACTTCCAGAACCAAAATAACTTGAGCCATCTTCTATAGTTCCATCAAGTGAAGGTAAATCGTAATTTACATCATCTATGGCTATATCATAGTTGGTTTCATTTTCATCACTCCATCCATAAAAGAAAGAATGAGTGAAAGGTATAGATTGATCATCTTGAATGCTTTCGTATGTGTTGGTTAGATTTGTATTAAAAAAGGAACCTCCATCATACATGTCATCTCCACCATCATTTATACCCATAGCTCTCATTGTTGACTTTAAAGGAGTTCCAACCAAAGCACCTACAGAGTTTAGTTTTGCACAACCACCAGCCATATCAGCATTTAGATAATTGAACTGAACTGTACAAAGGCTATCTTTATATCTGTAGAAAAATCCTGCACAAAATATATTTCCGCTATTATCTAAGCGAATTTTTTGCACACGATCATTGAAACCTTCTCCAACCAAAAAAGTATCATCTTTTGTTCCATTAGAATTAAATCTAATAATTCGACCCAATCTTGCGTTATTGTATGCGTAGAACCAACCGCCAGCTAAAATTTTACCATCAGATTGAATGGCTAAATTTTGAACATTTTGATCGTTTGGAAAAGCTAAACCGGGAGATGATGTTTGAAAAGTACTATCTAAATCACCATTTGTTTCTAATCTAACTATGCCAATGTTACAAGATGATCTTTTATATGAAGTAAACCAACCTCCAACTATAACTTTACCATTAGATTGTACTTGAATATCATTAACACGATTATCGAATCCAGAACCTACATCAAAAGTTACATCTGTTGTTCCATCAGATGACAACTTAACAATTCTATTTGAAAATTGTCCACCTACATAGATATCACCACCAGAGTTGATGGCGATTGCGTATACAAAATTATTGAATGATGGCATATTTGATGTGAAAGTAGAATCAAAAGCTCCATTTACACCAAGTTTAGCCAAACGATTTGAACTATTTCCATCATAAGTAGAAAAAATACCACCTACTAAAAGACTATCATCAGACAACACTTTACATACAAATGCGTGATTATTGAAACCATCTCCAACAACAAAAGTATTATCAATACTTCCGTTTGTATTTAATCTTACAATTTTGCTATAATAATCACCATTGACGGTTTCAAAGTGACCAATCACTATAAGTTTTCCACTTGATTGTTGTACTATTTCACGAATATGTCCATCATATGAGTAAAATTTTGGAGATGTAAATGTTTCATCTAAAGAACCATTAGCATTAAATCTTTTTAAAACAGTGTAATTATCACCATCGTACAAACCACTCATACCGCCAACTACAATTTTTCCATCAGATTGGATGCAAAGAGCATTTCCCATTCCAATGTAGTCATAATCTGTAACATCTGATAAAAAAGCATCTGGTTGATCAGCAAAATTGAATTTGTTTGGTATCAAATTAGTTACTGAAACATAACTCGTATTCATCCCTGTCAATAAATTTGGTAAAGAAATAGACATTTATACTCCTATATTTAGAAATAAAGTTCGTTGTTGCAGAAAGGACATGATTTGTTCTTTTTTGCATCTTCTACATCAAATGCAAAACGACTTTTACAAAATAAACAAATAATTTTTTCTCGACCAGACATCCAGCCTTTTGCTATCTGTTGCTTGACCATATCATCAGTTACTGTTTGTTTTTCAAACATTTCTTTGATAATTTTATTTTTCATTTCTTTGAAAATTTCATCTATTTGAGTTGCATCCATAAAAATCTCCTTATAGTATTTTTACACTACATTTATATAATGTTATATTTTTTTTTAAAGAAATAAATTAATTTTTTTTTATATTTTAAACATTATTTTTGTATATTTTTTTGAGAAAAGATCTTATATTTTTTTCAATATTAATTGTCAAAAGTTGACAAGATAAACATTTAAAATTAATCATTTATTTTTTTTATTGTATTTTTCTTTTGCTTTTTTAGATCTGCAAATTTTACACGATCTGCATAATCCGTCTGATTTTGAATTGTCTGGAGAGAAAAGTTTAAATTCCAATATTTGCAAACAGTTAACGCATTCTTTCTTTCCGTAAGCTACATGAGGATTGTTTTTTTGCAAATGTGGCTTCGCTCTACTTCCTGTTATATGACCTCCCTCACGCTCACATATGTAGCGACCATTTCTGGCTATATTCTTATCGTGCGTAAGTCTTAGCGGAGTATGTTCCTCGTTGCAGAAGGAGCAAAATAAGGTAATTTTGTCGTTGGCAATATGGGTGTGGTAATATCTTTTTGATTTTTTATTGGCATTTTTCTTTGACTGCTCTTGAAATGTTTTGTCTCCTTGAGTTTCAGCAAGGTATTTCTTGGCCCAAGAAACTATATCCTTATCCGATACAAGTTGGCTATCATCTTCAGTCCATAATTTAAATTTTAATCCTTTTTTTGCTGCGAAATCCTTCGAATCATTGATTTGATCGATCACAGTTTGATGTTTTAACCATAGTTTTGGCTTTATTTCCCATATTTCTGTTCCACTATTTAATTCTACATAGAGGTCTGGATTTCTCCATGATTTCTCTCCACGGAAAACTTCACAACGACAAAAAGATTTAACTGAAGGATTTGATTCTAAAAGAAATAGGCATCTTAGTTCATATGATGAAGAAAAATAAATAGGTGAATTGTTTTTTTCGGATTGAAAGTAACCTCTAATGTGCGAATGTTTGAAGTCTCCACTAGCGTGTTGACTGGCACATTTTTTCGAGATGTTTTCCTTCCATGTCATTCGAACCTCTGGCTTTAAATTCATAACCCAACGATTTTTTCCATAATCATAAATTCGTACAAGACCACGACTAAAGGCCCATTCGGATTCGGTCATACCATCTGGACATTTGCTACTAGATTTCTTCTGGCTTTGTTTGCTTAATCGTCTTTGCAATATGGTGTTTAAGTACGAATAATCAGACTTGTGTTTCTTTTCAAGGGTAAATCCAATAGATTCATAGACTTTTCCAATACTCATACGATTGTCGCTGAAACTTATGATTTCATCATAGTCCATTTTCTTTGCCCAATCTACGGCTTTTTTTAGTAACTTCCCAGCACCACCAATCACTTGTGTTTTGGTTCGGAAACATAGTCGATCTAAAACAATTTTGTTTTCAGATATCTGTCGGCTATGTCTTCCAAGTGACATGACACCAACTAATTCTTCTTTGTGCCAAAGACCAAAATATACTATTCCAAGATTGTTTGATCCTTGAATGTGAAATTCTTCTAAAAATGATTTTGAATCTAATTTTGAAAGTTCTTTTACCTCACAATTTCTAGCTGACAATCTTTTCGAGTAACAACCAGCCTTGGACAACAAAAGTCCTTCCCATTGTTTTCTTCTAGAAGACCATTCGTCTGAAAAAACGACTATATTTGTTCCCGAAGAAGGCGTTTTAAACTTTGAAAACGATTTTGAATCGGACAAATCGACAAAGTCAATTGCGAGTTCAATACCAATACTTTGCAGCCATTCTTGTGGTGTTGTTTGTTTCATTTTAGCCATTGTTTAAGTGTAAAGTCAAATGCCCTACTCCTAAAGAGGACTTTGCTTTTATTGTATCATTTTTATTTAATTTTTTATGCTTATATTATTACACTTTTTAAATAGTAAGCACCATTAAATAAAAAAACCCACTCAGCTTAACACTAAGTGGGGTTTTTTTTATTATTCTAAAACTTTATGTTAGTTTAAGAATAGAGTGTAAAAATCAAATAATAAAATTAGCAATCGACATTCTTGCGTAGAACTTCGCACCTTCACGAAGCAATTTCTTGCCGTATCGTGTTAAAATTCCCTTACGAGGACAGAAGCTCTCTGGATCGAGAACAACAGGAGTCTGAGTAAGAGGAACATAAGGGCAATAGAAATATCCTGAGTCAAGATATGAATCGCCTTTATAGCCCATAAGGATTTGGTTAGATGGGAACAATGGATCTTTATATAGTCTCCAACGATTGTTCACAGTACCAACATACTGGATACCCAAGCTGCTGCTGAAAGTTTCAGAAGGTGCAGGAGCAAAACCAGCGGTTGCGGTTTCAAAGATCGAAGCAACTTCAGGAGATGTAACGATGAAGTTAGCACCACCACGAAGGGTCTTACGATGAATAACGGAGGAAATTTCAACGATCTTCACATAAAGAGATTCGTATTTTTCTTTGATAGTATCACCCAAGGAGGTGTTGAAATCCCAAGCGGTTACAGTACCAGCATTTTGACGGAGGTCGGTGAGGACTTCACGATCAATTTCAAGATTAATTTCTTGAGCAAGAACTGCGGTCAATTCGGCTTCAGCATCCAAGTTGTGTTGTGAGCGAAGATCTTGTTGAGCTTCATAAGACCATACAGCCTTCAACTTACGGGTTTTGGCAGTAATATCTTCAGATTCAACAACGAGGTTGATTTCTGGAAGATCTTGTGAGCATTCAAGATTAGCTTCGTAACTTGCAACGATATGGTTATCACCAGGGTTGCCACCAGTCCAAGCAAGGGTAACCACGCCAGTAGTAGCATTTAAGCTTGATCCTGCGGAGGTTGCTTTTGGGCTAGGAGTTCCGATATCGGTAAAGTTAAATACACCAGCGGAACTTACGCTGAATGTTTGAATAGCTACAGCACCTTTATAAACGGTACCAGTAACGGTTCCGGTTAAGATAGGGGTGTGTTCAAAAGGACTATATACAGATGTTGAGGTTACACCAGCATCGGTAGCTCCCACTTCATTTTGAACGAACTGATGGGAATAGAAGATATCGAGATTAGCAGTACCATCTGCTCTCTGCATCAATGAATTTGCATCATCGCCAGGGAAACCGCTATTATTATCAGCACCACGAGTAGCACCCTTGTTGGAAGAGTATCTAAAGCGGAGATAATAAACAAGACCAGTAGGTCCGAGCAAAGGCTGGACTGATACGATCTTATTAGCGATCAATTGTGGGTAGATCCTACGAACCAATGGGATTGAGATTCGTTTGAACTGTGCGATGTCAGCGGTGTCGGTAGACACTTCGTTGATAAGGCGTTGGTTTTCGAGAAGAACTGCTGTGGCTGCACGAGTATTACGGTCTTCGATGCCTTCGAGGAGACCAGTCTTAGCCCAGCGTCCTTCTAACTCTTTAGCTTCATTTAAAAATCTAGCATTAGCGTTCATATTAAAATTTCCTTTATAACTTGTTAGAATTTAGCTTTTACTTTGGTTTCTTTATACCTGAAAGAACCAAAATTTGGTCTATTTCACTGCTGTTGTTGCCGACATTTTCCGCAATGACGACTTCTTGATCAACAACTTTTTGTCCTCTCCCCGTTACATTCTTTGCTTTTTCAAATCTTTCTTTCTGTTCTGTGATTACTTCAGATCTCTTCTGTGAAGATGTCGCTTGTTTTTGCTCTGTAATCAAATTTTTAGCATAGCGTACATTTTCATTAAGTTTGGTATTTTCGGTAGACAAGCGAATATTGCGAGCTTCCATAATACGGAGTTGGCCTCTAGACTCTTCCAATTGTTTTTGGAATTCTTCAACTTTAGCTGAAGAGAAGTTTTGAGATTCATCATCAGACAAATAGTTACTTGCGATATCAACGATTTTATCCAATGCAACTTTATGTTCTGCGATACGAGGATCGCTAACAACATCTTTGCGAGCTTGTTCGTAAATTTCTTGACCTTTTGCTTGCAAGAATTGATCTACTTTGTCTACGATATATTCTTTCATTTCTTGAAGTTTCTTGTCGTATTCTTCATACAACTCAACTTCGATGTTGCCGTTTTTGGATCGTTCCGACTTCAACATTTGATAAGCTTCTTCGTATCCTTCTTCAAGAGCGTTTTTGTATTCTTCGCCTTGAATATCTAGACGATTCCGCAAATCGGCAATGATAGCATATGCTTCTTCATAGCCTTGTTCTGCGGTTTTTTCAGAGTTTGACAATTCCCCAGAAAGTTCAGTATAGGCTTCTTCAAGTTTCTCGTTATATTCTTTTTCGAGATCTAGCTTTGCCTGATTCAGCATTTCATTGATAGCTGAACTTACTTCCTTTACATCGGATTCTGGTAAAAGTTTTTTGATTGCTTCGATTATCTTTTCCATTAGCCTAACCTCACTTTGCTAGTATTTCGTTTTTAAAAAAATTAAATCAAACAATTTTAGATTTTATATTCTTTGTTTGATCTTCAATTATTCCACCTAAGCAAGCTATTAATGCTTCTTTGCTAATTTTATGTATGCTTCTGCTTTCGTTTTTAACTGAAGAATCAGAAGATTCCACTGAATTATTTGATGGAATGTAACTTTCACGCTTGCTTACAACTTTTTCTTGGAAAGCAGAATGTGTAGATGGATCAGCCACTGCATCGAATGTTAATAGTTTATAACTTTCGCCAATGACAAGAATTCCACTTTCATCTACTCGTCCATTACCAACACCTCTGCTGCTGATTCCAACACGCACACCATCATTGATGAGTGCTTTTAGAATACGGCCATGAGGAGTGTTTAATATCTCGCCTTCACCCATAAGATTATTTCCTTCCCACCATAACTTAGTAATTACATGGGAAGCTTTTTCGAAATGTATGATACTATCTGTAGGATGATCTAATTCGCCAATCAATCCTCTTGCTTCAATTATTGGAGTCAGAGCCTTAACATTGTCGTTTAAGACGCTGTAAGGATATTTCCTTTTATTTTTATTGACAGCTTCTGCTTCTTGGAATTTCCCTCTAAAGCTAGTTAATCCTTTATTAGTGGATTCATTTAGACTTAGAACGAAACCGCCAGAATTGCAGGAGTCAACAAGTAGCATTTTATCACTCATTACTCTCCTTTATTGGTTGATTACTGGTCTTTTGCTTTCTGGGGATAAAGTATTTTTAAGATTAGGCCAAGTATCACTATCTTGGTATGTTCCTAATTCATCATTATCTTTATCTGCACCTTTTTCGCCCTTCATTGTAAATTCAAAAGCATCAGGAATGTAGGGATTGTTTAGGGAAGGCCAAGTATTATCTCCGCTATCGTTTCCTAAAGCATCACCCATCATTTCTTCTTCGCCACCGAAGGACTTTCCATCGCTTACTGGACTGTGATTAAGACCATATTCATCCCCACCATTAAATTTGGAAGGAACAGCATCGGTTTGTTTTGCAGCCCAAGCATTCATGGGGTGATCTCCACCTACCGAGGTATGAACATCCATGTCTTTCCATTCGCCAGAGTGATCCAAGTTTGCTTCAACCAATTCACTGATATAATCAGCGATATTTTCTGCTAATTCCAAACTAGGAGCAGAATTTCTATTGAGTACAGATTCACATTCAGACATGAAACTAGCGGTTTCTACCTTAGCAACTTCATCTCCGATTTGAATTGCTGCTTTATTCATTTCGTGAAGTGCTTTGTATAAATCGGAAAATACTTTTAAATCAATGCTATCGCTTTCGTCTATTTTGTCAAAGAAATCAACAGCTATGTTTTGGAATTCAACATATGAATCTTTGCATGTTTTGCATTCGGAAGTTACATCATTAGAGTAACCAGCCAACTTAGCGATTTTGCTAACACGACCAGTATAAGCATGATGTGCGGTTCTTAGAATTGCTTCTGCCATAAAGTTACAAACGCTATCATCATAATTATTTACATTTGCGATTTCAAGAGCTTCAGCGATGTTTGCTGATAGTTCATCTTGAGTCAAATAAAGAACTGATGGCCATTTTGCGACAATGTTTTCCAAGCATTCTTCAAGATTAGCATTGTCAGATATATTGTTATATCTTTTAAGTTCAGCAATAGCCTTTACGAATGATTGGTCTTCATTTACTCTTTTTGCTTTGCCACGAAGAACTTTAACTTCGGTATCTAAAGTCTTCCAATTAAATGCAAGAACTTTACCTTCGTTACGCTTTTGTATGTTTGGAATTGCCAAAGCAACTACATTGCCGTTGTTGTCATTTTTGACTACAGATTCAGAAATAACATGACCATAATTTTTATAATCGACATATCCAAATACATTTTCAGCTAATTTTGACCATTCTTTCATAGTCTTTTTAATACGAGTATGAACTCCCCATCGTTTATTGGATGTTTTTCCCAATTTTTTCTTTGCTTGTGCAGCTTTTCTTTTCAGTTCTCTTTTTATAGAATCTGGGATCATCGCTGCTCGTTTAGCCCTAGTGCGAACACCAGCCATAACTTCAGCATGATTCCTTTTCTTGTGATATTTTTTTGATCGTTTTCCAGTTGGCTTGCTAGTAGTAACCACAGCCTTATATCCTTCAGTTAGTTCTCTTCGAACATTTGGCATTAGGAAATATTCTTCAAATTTAGTATTTGCTTTTTCTTTGTTATTATCAAGCAATGCATCAACCATTTCTGAAATGGTATTACGAGAATTTGCTTTTGCTGATTCATTATCGATTACAAGTTCTTGAATGTTTTCAAGAATAACTTGATCATCTTCTAATTTATAAATTGCATGAATATATGTGTCATCAGATGTTTTATATGTAACATCTGATTCTCCGTAGCAATGCAATTCAACATCAACGCCAAGGGTTTTACCCAAAACATCTTGTGCATTGATTAATTCTTGTTCTGATCTTGTCAAAGATCCTTCTTCTAAATTTCTAAACGCTTCAAAACTGATAAGTTTTCTTTTCATGTGTAATCAACTCCCTGTGCTGTAGGTTACAAATATATTTTTATTAGCACGATTTTGGATGCCGTGTCATTATCGTATATATTGCATTATAACAATATTTTTACTTTTATTTTTCAATATTTGTTTGTGTCAAAAACAAATGTCACAACTATATAAGTATGCTTATCAATATAAAAATGAGGTAAAAAATGAAAACATTTTATGAATTTATGGAAAGTGTGGGAACTGAGTTGGCCAATGAAATTGGTCCAATGGGATTAACAAAAGAAAGAATGGAAGTTTTAGCACCAATGTTTGTCTTCGTTGACAAATCAATTAGTAATGATCCTAGCTTCATGAGCAGACTATATAATTTGTTCAAAACAGAAGTTTCAAATTTTCCTCAACTTCAAGAGGATTTTGACAAATTGGATATTGCAAAAATCAAAAGGGTTGCTGGTAGCGTTGAAAAAAATCGCACTACCGACATGGTTGTTTTGCCTAATTCAGATAGCCCAATGTAATTTATTTTGAAAACCAATACTTAAAAGATTTTTGCAAATTACTTTCAGTAAGTTCATATCCGATGCAATCAAATATTATTGCATCAACTTTACAAATTGGACAAAGTGCAGTTTCCCCTGCATCTGTAAATTCTTTTACTTCATCTGCTTTAAAAATTTTACAACAATGATAACATCCTGCATTTCTGGAAATAGAAATTAAGGATTTATTTTTAAACACAAATGATGGTAATTGTCTTTCCATTGTAATATTAACTCAAATAACTAGTGTCTTTATCTTCGTAATCTTGTTCTGTGCCATAGCTATAGATTTCAAGGTTATATTTCTTCAAATCTTCCTCATCTGCTTCTGGTATTTCAGAGGCGGACGAACCAGCTTCTTCCTTTGATTCACTTTCTTCTGGAGGAGTACCATCTGGCGGTGGCGTTCCTTCTGGTGGTGGCGTTCCTTCTGGTGGTGGATTTCCTTCTGCACCCAATTCTGGAGTAGGTCCACCAGCTTCAGCACCAATTTCTGGAGCAGCTTTTTCTTCGCTTGGAACACCGACTCCAAGCAATTGTGGATTTTGCCCCATGATAGCAATTTTTAAATCTTCAAGTTTTTGTAATTTCAAACGACTCAACATCATCGATGCATCTTCTTCGCTATGCATAAGTATTTTTGTTAATATGTCGAAATCTGACATAAGCAAACTTCCCTTAAGCGATGCAGCATTACCGAATCTTGCAGTCTTAACTTCATTTCTTGACAATTCACGCCAATCAGAAGGTGATGTCATTTTTATTTTAAGATCTTGATACATTTCGCTTGGATAGCCACGAAGCTCTAAATGTCTTTCGCAAAGATCAAGAATACCATCTTCAAAATTTGATTGTAATCTTTCAATCATGCGAGCAAATTTTACATCTTGTGCAGACAATGTAATTCTTGTTGCATTTACATCTTCGCTTGAGAAATAATTTTTGGGGAAGTTTAGAGATACAAATAATTTATTTCTGAAGTACAAAGCATCATCTACTTCTCCAAGATTTTGCGCACCAGGCAAAGTTTCAATTCTTGTATTTGCATTAGGTCGAATTGGAATCCAAAAGTCTTCATCTTGTGCAGGTGGTTGCCATCTTTCTTCAACCATATTGGCTCCGCTATTGCCACGATTGCCAGCAATTTTTCTCTTTCTGAATTGATCTTTCATTCTTTCCAAAAATGCTTCTGCTTTAAATGGAGGAAGCTGACCAACATCAATATAGAATACTCTACGCTCTGGCGCCCGGGTTAGCCTATACACCACCATTGCATCTTCCATGAGTCTTAATTGATGTGCTGGCCCTCTGGCTGGCTCAATAAGAGACTGTCCATAAGGATAGAAGTTTCTTCTATCATCTCCTATTCTAATATGTAAAACTTGTAATGGATTAAATCTAATTGCTGTAGATTGATTGAGTTCCGCATCACTAAGTTGTGATATGTCTCCTCTTCCCAACGATTGATAATCTGGGCCTTCTTTAGATTGTTGGAATTCGATTAATCTTCCTTTGATGGTTTCAATCCTATACATGGTTTCTGGTGGTAGTGTTGTAAGTTTATATATTCCATCAGAAGGCTTGTCTGGATTTATAACTATTTCAAAAAATTTATCACCATGGACAATTAAATCTTTGAAATAGGCAAATGCGTGACGATTCAAATTTAACATTTTTCTATGTAACAATAAAAATTCAAGTTCTTTTTTCACTTCATCATTTTTGCAATCAATTCTAAAAACATTACCAGTATCATCTTTTTGGCAATTGTGAAGTATAACAGAATCAGTTGCGAAGCATTTGTGTTTTTCAACAGAGATGTCATACACATCAATTTCTTTTCCTTCTGTGACTCCAACTACTTTGCGACAAGTTTTACTTTTACTTAAATATTTTAATTCTTTAAGTGAGAATCCATTTTTGTGAATACAATTTTCTACTGTGTGCCAATCTAAATTCATGATTTTGGCAATTTGTCGAACAGGAATATCTCCACAAATCAATCTTGTTGCTCTATTTAATTTTTCATATTCTGGATTTGTTTTTCCATATCTCCAATCATCGATAAATTGTCTTTCATGTACCCATCCTTTTTCAAAGCTCATGATTCTTGGAAATTGATTTGTTTTGATTTTTGTAAGGTCTTGATTTGCTGGGGTTCGATAAAACGGCATTAGTTCATCGCCAAATTCTAATTCGCCACAGGCTATCCATTCTCCATTTCTTTTAAGAACTCTATGATCTGGTGTTGCGATAATTGACTTTCCATTGTCCAAAAGTATTTCAATTGTTTTTGCTTTTTTTACAATTCTTGGAGCAAATGCCCATCCTAAACTGTAATCATTTTTTTCAAAATCATAACAATATACTAGAAATCTTTCATCTGCTTTATTGTTTGTTAGCCATTCAATTGTTTGATAGCCGAATGGAGTTGCAATTTTAGTATCACCAGAAACACAAGCTTCATCAGCAAATACGGTCATAGCCATTTCGATTTCTGGAACATTTCTTAATCTTTCGTATTCCTTGTACCTCATACTCCTATTGCCAAGAGTAGTAGTATCAATCATGTCATAGGTTTGACGAAGATTTACATAATTACTTGGGCCTTGGCCTGTTACTAGCTCTCCGCCAGTTTGAAGGGCATCGGTTTGTGCTATACCTGCACCCGTAAATTTTGAAGTATCCTTTATTTTGCTTAAAGGATCTTTTTCGGTTGCGTATGTAAACAATTTAAAAAAATCTGACCAAACTGTCATAATATTCCTCTAATTAACTTAGTATGGATTATTTAGTTATTATAAGGCTAATTGTTTTTAAGGTTATAGATGAAAAAAGTTTTATTTTTATCAAGTCATTTAGGATCTGGGTCTGATCAATTATATGTCGCTTTTTGCGATTTATTATCAATTCAGGGATACAAAAAAGAAAATATCTACAGAAGCATGCAAGATATATTTTTTTTAACGGAACAAAAGCATAAACTCAAAACATCGGCAAGAGTTTACATGGATCATTTGCTTTTTAATTATCAATTTTCATGCAAACAAGCATATGAAAATTGTAAATTTATATTCATTGTACGAGAGCCAGAGGAGACAATTGAATTCTTAGTTTCAAATAAATTTTATAATAAAAAAGATGCAATTTCATATTATCTTTACAGAATCAGAAGAATATGTGAAATGGCAAAGAATTCAAAAGATGGATTATTTTTAACACATGCAAATTTGAAAAATGGCAAAGGAATACAGGAAATTAAAGATTATCTTAACATAAAAGAAAGATTTAATTTTGTTTTTGAAAATATTGAAAATAAAAATAAAAATATTTTGACATATAAAGAAATTGAAAATTTAAATCAGGTTTATGAAAAATATCTTTATTTTGTTCATAATATTAATTGCACTAGTATTAAATAATGTATGAAATTTTTAAATTGGATTATGAAAAGAGATGAGAACTTCAATGCTACCATGCCTTCTGATGTTGGAGATGCAGGTGGAAAAGACACTGATACTCCTCCATTAGAAACTAGAGGGGCTTTTCCATTCTATTCAGATGAGGAAAAGCCGCCTGTTCCGCCTAGACCCAAAAAAGAAAAATGTAGTAAAAAGAAAAATCAATTTGGGAATAAAATATAATTATTCGGAACAACAAAATGATTATAATAATCAACAATTTTTATTTGAGAAGCAATTGTTTTCATGTGAATAATATCATTGTCAGCATAAATTGCACAAATCCATCCATCCCATCTTTGATCAAACTCAGACATTTTCCATGTTCTAATTTTTAGTTCTTTATCACTATTATTGATATATTTTATTATTTTCTTATCTTCATCATAGTGAACCATCACCATAGCATGGCCAGGTATTCCAAATAAAACTCCTCTTTTTTCAATTACTATGGCCTTTTTTATAAGACTTCTATCTTTTATGCTATTTGTTTGTTCAAATTTTACACCTAGTTTTTTTAATTTCCAAGATGCATTTGACGGACTGCTATAACTTTGGCAATCACGGTCTTTAGTAAGATCAAACAATTTAATTTCATTGGCATATCTTCCTATGCATTCCAATGATGCCCACACACATTGGATGCCAGTTTTGTTGAAAACTCTATCCTTCATGGGGATTGGAATCATAACATCAGACAAATTTTCATCCGCTTCACCTTCATAAAGTGAAACTGGATTGCGTCTTGTGTCATTTGGATTTGGATATAAGCTTTTATCGGATTGCTTAAAAGCAAATATGATAAAAGACGAAAAAAGCAAAAAAGTACAGACATGGACTAAGAAAAAGCTAGTTTTTTTTAAACGCATATTCCTCCTTGAAATGTCTATAAATATATAGAATTGCGATTAATTTAAGATTAGTCTTTTGATAAGATTATTGATTATTTACCTATTTTTGGGTTTAATTGAAAAATGCCCTCAATATCTAAATATTGAAGGCATTTTGGTTTAATTATTTAAAAATTAATTTAAATCATCGTCATCATCATCATCATCATCATCGTCATCGTCATCGTCATCATCATCATCATCATCATCATCATCATCATCATCGTCATCATCATCTTCATCATCATCTTCATCCCAATCATCATCTTCATCATCATCTTCATCATCTTCATCGCCATCATCTTCATCGTCTTCATAATCCCAATCATCATCCTCATCATCATCATTATCATCGTCATCATCATCATCCTCATCATCATCATCATCATCATCTGATTCCCAATTCATAGATGTATCCCATTCACTAATTTGCGGAATACCAAAAATTGTTTTTTCTTTTTCTTTTGCAATAAAAGAAGCCCACATTTTTAAACCTTCTAGCATGCTGTTATCTAAAAAACTCATGTTTTGTTTCCTTTTATGTAAGACCTTAATACATAATATAAGGAGATAGTAATGAAAAATACATCGATTTTTTTAATTTTTATGATTTTTTTTTCAGGTTGTCAATTTATTCCACTATTTAGCCCTATTATTACAGGAATAATCATTTGGAAAGAAGGTCAAGCACAAAAATATTATGAAATAAATACTTCAATAATGTACAGGTGCGTAAAGAATTCTCTTCGTGATTTAAATATAAAAATAACAAAAGATCAAAAAAATAAAAATGGCTATTATTTACAGGCAGAAAACAAAGACACTTTTTATATTCATATATATTATGTTAAAAAAGATGTTAGCAATGTAGCGATAAGAATAAACACATTTGGAAATAAATCCTACACAGAACTTATATATCAAAAAATTGATTCCAATATGGATATCATAAATTATGACAATAAAGGATTACCAGTAAAAATAGAAAGCTCTTATTTGGATTAAATAATGTTAAAAAATAATAATATAATAACTCGTGACAATCTTGTTGATCACACTCAAAATTATAGTCTTGATAAAAATGAAGTTCATTTGGGTTCTATTCCACAAGATTCAATTGAAAAAATAATTGAACTAATAAATGAAAATGATTTAAAAAATGGATTACAAATTGGTGGATTTGTCGGAATAACTCATTGCTGTCTTGCTTATGCCCTTAAAGACAAGGGAACCATGTGTACAATAGATCCAAATATTGAACATCGTAAAATAAAAAGACCAATGGATATAGCAATAATAATGGCTACAGAATATAAATTAATGAAAAACTCTATGTTTATTTGTGGTTATGCCCAACAACAAATGGAAATATTTTATTCTTTGGGATTAAAATTCGATTTTATTTTGATTGATGGTGATCATCAAGAAAATATTTATAGCGAGATTGAACAAGCGGATAGAATCTTGAAAACTAATGGGTTGTTAATCATTGATGATATCGATCATTGGGATTTCCCTAAAAAATCATATGAAAACTTCCCATTAGAATCTCGCTATAAAAAAATACCAGTAAACAAAAGAATAGGCGTTCTTAGCAAACTTTCCTGCTAATCAACGATCCTATTGTTCTACAAATTTTAGAACAAATTGTACTTGATGTATAACATCCTCTTTTTACAGCAACTGGCTCTTCTTGTGGAGAGCAACTGCAATCTACAGTAACGCCTTTAGAGCCACAGCCAGCGTTATTCTGTCCTTTCCATGGCTTGCCGTACTCTGGAGCATTTGGATCACAAGCATTATTTGGATTGCATTTACAAACAATTTTCTTTCTTAAAAGTTTATTGTTTATAACTTCAAACATGTGAGAATCATCTTCTCCAATAAGATTATTTTCACTCAATGAATTAACACAAGAATTTGCCATTTCATTAACTTCTTCTTCGGTAGTTTCAATCGAATGAACTAAATTCTTATTTTTATCAAACATATACATATTTCTGCAAGGAACTTCTACAGTCATATCTTTTTTGTTTGATAAGATTGAAACTTCTTTTTTGATTTTAACTTGTGATGCTGATTGTGTTTTTAAAACAAATCCATCATCACAAATGATTTTCTTTACTTCTAGTTTATTTTCCTTTATGATACTTTCATAACTTTTATTAGAAAGTACTTGAAGAGTTACTGAAATTATATTCCTTTTAATAAAAACTTTTCTTAAAACACTTGCATATTTTGAATTATTTTTCGAACTATCATAATTCAACATTTGCAAAGCGGCAGAATTATAAAACTTGATGGTATCTGCAAATTGACAAGCATACAAAATATATGTTACTGCTGTATCTCTAGCAGATTTAAGTGCTGGCAAGGGTTGCATGCCACTAGACATATTTTGTTTGAATATTTCAATCATACATTCATACCAAGTTCCAGTCCACACTCTGCTAAAGCTATGTGGTTCATTAGATAGTTGATCATTAGGGCTATCTGCTGGTAATTTTTTAGGATCAGCATAAATGAAATCGTTAACTGCATCACGAAGAAAATATTGATATGTATTATCCCCAGTCACATCAAATATTGCCTTGCCCAATTCTTCGGCCAATCTTGATATGATATTGGATTTAGAAAGATCGTTATTTGTTTGCGTTAAAGCTTTTTGAAGTATTTGGTCATATTGCATAATATTTGAAATAGCTGAAATATCACCAAAAGATTCATGAAAAGCCCAAGCCTCATATGATTGTGCATTCCAAAGATCTGGTCTGAGTATGTCTAAGAAAGCATGTCCGAATTCGTGAGACACAATATCTGCTGATTCTGCTGTATATACCGTTTTCTTAGTTACAGTATCAATATCGTAAAAGAATTTAAGATTAGATCTATCATAATATGCATTAAAATCTTTACCTGCTCTTGGCAACACATTTAAAGTATTTGTAGCTGCCCATTTTGTAAATGTCTTTTTTGTTTTGTTTTGCGAGATTAAATATTTCGCAGTATTTTGAATAGTCACATAGCAACTTGCTGCTTGGCCTTGCAGTGAGTGCATATCATATCCAGCACCAACATATCCTTGTACATTCAATTTAAGCGAACATGCAGTTGGTGGAACAATTTTAACACCTTGTTCTGGTGTAGTCGGGTCATTCAAAAGATAATCTATTGTTTTTACGGGTGTAGCAGCAATTTTGTTTTTCGCTGTACATACAGATTTAAAAATGTTTTTTATCCAGTTTAACATGATTGCCTCCTTGGAATAATGTGATATAATATATAATAATGTAAGATTATATATAAATTTAATATTTACATAATATGGAAACAATATGCACAATAGAGAGAAGTTAATACAAGAGCAAAGAACAATAGAGGCCATGAAAAAAGGATATATTGGATATGAAGGAAAGTTTGCCTACATAGCTAAAAAATTAGGATACCCAATTATATCACAGGGTGGAGGCAATTATAACCAAACATTTCTAGATGATTTTTATGACTTTAATGATATTGATGATGGTAAAAACGAATTGCCAATAATGGATGAAAATGAATCTATAAGTGAAATTGGAATGTCTTATGAGGGATTGCAATTTGGAAAAAATTTAACCATTATTTTGCTATACGGAAATGCAGATATAACAGTTAGACATGAGAGCAACCTTGTTTATAAGGAGGTTGCTGGAGAACTTGAAGGATTTGTTCCTAATGAAATATGGGAAAATCATATTGACCAAATGTACGAATATGCAAAAAAAATAGAAAAGAAAAAAAGACCTTTAGAAAATGAGGATTTGGAAAAAAAAGCAAATAAAAAGAAAAAAGAAATATTAGATGATCTTAAGAAAAAATGGGGAATATGATGGAAAATATATATAAATCACTTTTGAACCTTGGTTTTATCATATATGAGGATAAAAATGAATTTTTTTTACAAAAAGTTTCTTTGCCACATAGTCCTAAAATGATATCTCAAATTAGTTTTGCAACATATGATGAAGCGTTAAATTTTGCAAAATCTGTTGTAGATATTGAAAAAAAAACGAATTACAAAGCTCTAATTAGATATAGACAAGGATTAGGCGTAGAATATGTTACTGTGCCTAGTATTGTTGCCAAGGATGAGAAGGAAGCCGAAATAATTGCTTTAGAAAAAAGCGGATTACTTAAAAATTTGAAAGCTAAGATAATAGAAATAAAAATAAGGTTTCAAAATTAAAATCCATGGCATAAATATAAATAGATGTCACTTTATATAATCAAGGGGAACTATGAATAATCAAAATGTAGAAAAATGGACTTTAGAAGACGGAAGAAAAGCAGAAAAAAGAATTTCTGAGAGCGTCAATCATTCTGATTTGACCAGTGAAAAAATTGTAGAACTTCACATGGAAGATGAAAGACCTTTGAAGCTTAAACAAAGAATAGTCGAAAAGACTAAGCCTGTACTTTATGAACGCAAGATTGAAACCTTGGATGCACAAGGCAATGTTGTCGATGTCAAAGTAGAATCGGCAGAACCAAAAATTCCAATGCAACTTGTTGAACATATTGCGTTGGCCAACAATCATGTTGCTGCCCAAGGGTGCAAAGCTGCTTGCAAAAAAGGCTTAACGAAAGAAGATTTGGCAGAAGCATTTGCAACAGCACTAAAATCAGTAAAGTCTGAAAATTGCAACTTAAATAGCCTTGGAATCGCAGATCAAATTGCTGAAAGAGTTAATGGAGATTCCGATAATAATCTTACAAACAAGATTTTAATTGGAATTATTGTTCTTTTAGTTGTTGGTTTGGGATACATGTTATTTGCAATGTAATGAATCTAAAGAGATAAAATCAAATTGGGGGAAGCTTCACAACTTCCCCTTTTTTTCTATTCATATTTTCAAAAACAAAGAAATTTTATCAATTCATAAAAAAGTTTCTATCGCAGAATTGGAAGATAGTGCAGAAAATTGGTCTCTAAGAGAATTTTCTTTACGCCTTCCTGATTCCAAAGGTAGTCTCATATCCAGCGGAAACATATAACCAGTTGGTGTCTGCCATAATTGTTTGAACTGGGGATGATCTATCAACATTTGTGTTGTCTCCCAATCGACCACTGCCATTGTCGCCCCAAACCCAACATGTTCCATCATTCTTAATCGCAGCGGAATGATCCTGTCCTCCGTCAACCTGTTTCCAATCAGTTCCATATGTAACCGTTTGAACTGGTGAAGATCTATTAGTTGTTGTTTCGTCACCTAATTGACCATTACCGTTACTTCCCCAAGTCCAGCATGTTCCATTATTCTTGATAGCAAGCATGTGATTGTCGCCACAAGAAATTTGTTTCCAATCGGTTCCTCCAGCTATGGTTTGAACTGGTGAAGATTTATTGCCTGTTGTTTCATCGCCCAATTGACCATCATTATTCTCGCCCCAAGTCCAACATGTTCCATTGTTCTTTATTGCTGCGGTAAATTTTTCTCCACAAGAAACGGATTTCCAGTCAGTTCCGCCACATATCGTCTGTATTGGCGATGATTTATCATCAGTTGTATTGTCGCCTAATTGACCATCTTCATTATAACCCCACATCCAAAGAGTTCCATTGTTTTTTATTGCTGCCGTGTGGTTGCCACCAGAAGCAACTTGTTTCCAATCAGTTCCACCGCATACTGTTTGAACTGGTGATGATTTATCAACAGTTGTTTCATCACCGATTTCTCCACTATTATTGTAACCCCAAAGCCATAATGTTCCATCAGTCTTTATTGCAGCACAATGTTCATAGTAAGTTCCGACCACCATTGTTTTCCAATCAGTTCCGCCACAAATGGTTTGTACTGGTGATGATTTCTGAATAGTTGTATTATCTCCCAAACCGCCATCGTTATTCTGACCCCAAGTCCAAAGTGTTCCATCATCTTTCAAACCAGCGATGTTATAGTAGCCACAATTGATTTCAACCCAATTGCTGCCACCACAAATAGTCTGCACTGGAGATGACCTGTCATCTGTTGTATTGTCGCCAAGTTCACCATCATTATTGTAACCAACACCCCATACTGTTCCAATGATTGGTGTGACAGGAGTTACAGGAGGTGTGATCAAGTCATCAGATGTGAGAACATGTGGTATCTGAAAAACTTCATCAGGTTGGGTGTTTGTGTCGGTAAAAGTGTAGATGGTCTTTCTTGCTAGATCGCCAACCAATGCACCTGCTGGATATTCGATTATCTCGACAATTCTTCCTTCGTAATCTACGGTTTGTTTCTTGAATGTGTATATGCCAGAAGCACGACCACGCAACAGTTCCCAATCTGCTTTTGGGCTGGCTGGATTGAAACCACCTTCTGAAATAATTTGAGCATCGAATTCGTTTTCTGGATCAAGTTCTATTAAATGGGCAAGGCTTAAAGGAAATGTAAATCTATTGTCTATGGTATCTCTTGAGAAAAAAGACATTATTTCGCCAACAGGTGCTTTCTTATTGAATCTTAAAATTCTTTCAGCAGATGTGTTTGAGATATACATTTTGACAATACGCTTTGGGCGATTTTGCTTTGCAACAATCAAAACATGATTTTTTATTCCATTTTTTGATACTCTGGCTTCAAACATGCTTGCAAAATTTGCATCTGCATTTAAAGAACTAACAACTTCGTATGCAGTCACTTGATTGGAGTTTAGGCCACTAATATTTATCTCTACAGAAGACCAATTCCTAAATTCTTCATCCCAAGCATAATTTATCTTTATCGTATTATAAACGGAGAAATCAAATGGGTCATGATTCCAACTATAGGTAAAATCTTGTGTATTTTGATTTGCAGCAATTTTAAATGTCAGCGAATATTGACGATCATTGCCCGTATTGAGATATCCCTGATATTCTTGTGCGAAAACATTTTGAAAAAATGACATTTTTAACCTCTTTTTTTAAAAACTCTACAAATTTATGTAGTAATTATCTATGAAAATATTTTGATCTATTAGATATTAGAGAAAGATCAAAAAAATAAGACAGGATATTATTCCTGTCTTATGAAAATTATAAAAATAGTTTATTGTGCAAATGTTGTATAAACTGGTTGTTCGTAAACTTTATAAGGTATTCCGCATCTAATGATTTTATCAGTATATCCAATTATTGTTGGTTGATTAACGATAATTTGTTCCTGTACATTAGTAGGAACCATTATATTATATCCATTAACACATTGTGGCATAAGAACACACTTGTTTAAAACTACTACTTTGGCAAAATTTTGGGTAATTGGCACTTTTTCGACCCATACTCTTTTGCGGTATGTAACAGCATAATCTCGAAATTCAAATTTCAAAAAACAACCATTGCAAACATGAACTAACTTTTTTTCAATTTTAGTTTCTTCTACAAATGATATTTGTACATCATTTGTAGTCATATTAAAAATTCTACTTATAATACCATCATCGGCATAAGATAATGATGGAACAAAACACATTACAATTACAAAAAAATACTTCATATTTTACTTCTTTCTACAAAAAATTAAATCCACAAAAATAAATTACCACAAAAAAAACAATACTACAATATTTTTTGTATATTTTATAAAATATTTCAATACTCATACAAATTATCTATTTTGACTTTGATAAATTAAAACAAACTTTGCAAGGAAGATTTTTAATTTTTTCATATCTGCTTTTAGAAATTGGAAATGGTGTTAATTTTTCATCAAAAACAAAATTATGACCACATTCCAAACAAATACGATATTTGTTGAATTGTAAAAATTGAGTCTTTATAATTTTTTTCAACATAATTAAAATCCAGAATTAATGCCACGAATAATTTGTTTTAATTCGTCAACATCTAATCTGCTTTCTTCTATTTGTTTTTCAAGAAATATATGAATCCAGTCACCATCAACTGTCTTCAAATCTTCAGCTTGGTGCATTCTTGTTGAGTAATTAGAAACTACTTCCTCTTCAAGTGTCAAGGCTTGTTTCAATATATCTGCTGGATTCTTTAATTTTGGTAATTTTTCATAATAGGGTATATTGGTTATTTCAATACCAAGCCCAATTAGAAGATCACTAAATTGACTTACATGCCTTAATTCTTTGCCGGATTCCTCTAAAAAATGTTCTTTATATTCTTTTGAGTGTAATCCTTGAACTAAAGCAGCACTTTGCAGATAAAAATGCAAGTGAGTTAGTTCATTGCGAAGATCGCTTGCCAACAAGGTGTAAAGTTCTTCTTTGGTTATCATTTTTTTCTCCATTCGTTAAAGTTTTTAATTCCATGATCGTGATCGTAATTCATTTCTTTAAAGTCACTATGATTGAATACTGGTTTCTTTTCTTCCTGTGATATCTTCCAAATTAATTCTAGTGCATATTTTGAAATATTTTCTATACCATTGTAATTTAATTTATCTGCCGTGTCTTGTGGTGTGTGATAATAATCATGTCCTCCAGTATGGAGAAATGCTATTGGTATTTTTTTATTATAAAAGCTTGCATGATCGCTTCCGCTAGTTCCTCTAGTAGTTATACTTTTTGCAAAGTTATATTTATCACTAAGCTCACCGATATATTTTGTAATATCTACAGAGCTATTTAAATCAGAGAAACCTGCAAGCTGCTTTCCTTTTTTAAGGTATCCAATCATATCCATATTAAGCATAAATGTATGATTTTTTATATTAGGATTATCTTGTGGGAATAATGGGTTGTTTACATAATATAGGCTACCAAGCAATCCCATTTCTTCTGCTGAAAAAGCTATAAACAAAATTGTTCTTTTGTTTTTAAGCTTTGACATACCTTTAGCGATTTCAAGTAAGGCAGCAGTACCAGATGCATTATCGTCAGCACCAGGGTGTATTTTTATTTTTGATTGCATGCTCATTTGAGGCCCATAACCGATATGATCCATATGTGCGCCAACAACTATAATTTCATCTTTTAAATTTTCTTCTTTGCCTTCTGACCATGCTAAAATATTATTTGTAAAATCATCTCCAGATTCTTTATTTGGCCCATAATTTAATTTTTTGATTGGGAATTTTTGATATTTTGATTTATAGCCATAAGACTCAAATTTGTTTTTAATAAATTCTGCTGCTAAAATGTTTCCCTTTTTACCAGACATTCTTCCTTCAAGCTCTTGAGATGCTAAATATTCAACAGTTTTTTGGGAAGAATCGCTTGTTATTTTAGATAAACCTTCATTTAAAGATTCAAATTTTTGAGGTTCATTATCAAGTTTTTCATTATTTTCTTGAAATTCTTTTATATTTGTCGTTTTAGAAATGTAAACAATTAAAAGCATAAATCCTAATGCTAATATTGTAATTTGTAATTTTTTCATGATATCTCCCAAATAAAATTTCATTTTCCTATATATTTTAAAGTAGTTTCACAAAAAAAGAAAGTCATTTAAAATAATGAGTTTACCAGAATTTTTAAAAAATCAATCTGATTCCGTTTGGAGATTGAAATATAAATCCTTAAAGCAATATTACGCAAGTGAATATAATTCTAAATATTATTCATTTGACAAATATCAATTGGAAATAGATCCAGATGAAACCATGGAATATGTTGAAAAATATGATGCAAATAGAAGGCAATTAGAAATCATAAAGTGTTGTCATAGTTTTTCTTATTTTTGTCACAAATATGTAAAGATTCTACATCCAACAAAAGGACTTGTTCCTTTTATAATGTTTAAATACCAGCACAAAGTAATAAGTGACTATGTGAATCATAGATTCAATATTATTTCAAAGTTTCGTCAAGGTGGTTTAACAACAGTTACTCTTTTGTGGGGCATGTGGAAATGCATGTTTCAAACCGATCAACAAATTATGCTATTATCAAAAACAGATAGAGAAGCTACAGATATTGGAATGATGATTGATCGTGCTTCTGAAAATATACCAGATTGGCTCAGGCCGAAAAAAGATGGAAAATGGAATGACCATTTGAAAATGTTTACCGAAACTGGAAGTTCTTTGAAGTTTTATTCTCCTCAAGCAGCCCGTGGAAAATCAGTTACATTTTTAATTATTGACGAAGTTGCGTTTATCGAAGATATGGACAAGCATTGGAAAGCTATGTGGCCTGTGCTTTCTACTGGTGGTAGTTGTGCCTTGGTATCCACTGTAAATGGTATCGGCAATTGGTATCATCAGACATATATTGAAGCCAGAGAGAAAAGAAATTTATTTCATATTATAGATTTAGATTATTGGGAACATCCAGATTACAACAATCCTAAGTGGGCATCGGAACAAAAAGCTCAGTTGGGAGAAAAAGGTTTTTTACAAGAAGTTTTGAGAGAGTTTTTGGGAACTGGTGAGACTTATTTTTCATCCAAGATAGTTCGAGAGCTTACAGAACAAACCATAAACAACAATCCAAATAGAAAATTATTTGCAAAGTGGTGCAATCTTATGGGATTTGCAGCAATTTGTGAATCAGAAGAGAATAAAGGTGCTTTGTGGGTATGGAAAGAGCCAGTTGAAGGTCACGAATATATTATTGGTGCAGATTGTGCAGAAGGTCAGGGGGAAAACAATGATAATAGTTGTTTTCAAGTAATTGACATGTTGACTTTAGAACAAGTTGCAGAATTTTATTCAAATACCATACCTCCACATCTATTTGCACAAACATTAAAAGAAGTTGGAATTTACTATAATAATTCACTTATGGTTGTTGAAAATATGGGGCCTGGTATAGCTGTTTTAAATAATTTACAAAATCAATTGTATTATGACAATTTGTATTTTGATTCGACCAAGTCTAATTCTAGGGCTGGTATAAAAATGGGTCAGGTGAATCGCCCATTGTTTCTTGAAACTTTACAAAATAAATTAATGAATCAACAAATAAGAATAAATAGTATTAGATTTACAAATGAACTTGGTACATTTGAATATAATTCAACGACTAAAAAAGCACAAGCTCAAAAAGGAAAGCACGATGACGCTATCATGTCAATGTGCATGGCATTATATGTTAGAGATTCCATGATGCAAGATATTCCATTAGGGGCTTCTATTGATACGAACAGAATTGACAAAATAAATAATGAAGTTTACGAAGAAATAAAAAGAGAACTAGAAGAGGGCAAACCAGAGGACATTCTTAAAATTACAAAATCTAGTTTATTTGATGAAGATGATATCTATAATTCTGATGGCGTTTCCTTCAGAAGAAAAAATGAAAGTTTGCTAAGAGAGTTCGGATGGTAAATTATGTCGCTACAAAAATATATTGAAAAAAAATATCATAAATCAAAAGTGAATTATGATATTTCTGAATATAAAAAAAATGTGCAAGACATATGTTTTGTTTTTAAGAACAAGCGTGAATTGCGTGAGTATTATATTGATTTGTCAGAATTATCTAAAGATTTAGATTTTATAAATTATCCAAAAAAATTTAAATTACTTTTAAATATATGTTCGCCTAACGAATCTGAATATCTAAAAGAATTTGAACATTTCTTTGAATGGGCATCTGTAAGAGAAAATTATAAAATTAGAAGAATAGAAGAAAATATTACAAACATTAAATCATTTTATTTTTTAAAAGAGGATGTTAATTTGGATGACATCTCATTTGTATTAGAATCAAAGTGTTTAAAGGCATTAAATAAATTTAAAATTTTAGATATTTATATAAATGAAGCGATTCAAGAAACAAATTGGAATGGAACTGATGTTATTGTTCATATTTTAACCGATGATTCTGCAAAAATTCAAGTTGGCGATGGAAATATATTTTTATTAATGGATGATAATGGTATTAAGTATGTGTCTGAAGATATATCTAATTGCAATCAAGATTTTGAAATATTAAGAGACAGGTTGTTTAATCCAATTAAACATTATTTTGATTTCTATATTCAAGAAACAACTGATAATAAAAAAAAGATAAACAATTTTAAAAGAAACTTTTATTTAAATAAAATAAATGAATATTTTTATTTTCCTCTGGATTTAAAAAGACCAGAACCAAAAAATGAAATGGATATTTGGAAGATTAAATTAAAATTAAATCAAATAATTTTTGAAGAAGGTTTTTTTAGAGTTAAAGACTGTTTGCAAAAAATAAGATATCTGGAATTGGAGTCACATGAAAGTTAATTTAAATGAAATTAAAAATTATATTTCCATGGCCTTGTCTGGAACATCTGGAGATTTTCAAATGGCAGAAATAAACTTCCATTTGAAAACAGCTTTGCAAAAAATTGAACAAAAACAAATCAAAGAAAACAAAAAGTCTGAATTTGTATCTTCTAATATGGTTCTAAAAAATGGCACACTAATAAACCCAATAGATGCAAAAAAGGCTATTTCTAAAATTGACGAGTTAATCAACTTTGAGCAAAATAAGATTAATTCGTCATTTATAAAACAAGACAAAGAAATAAAAACTATTATAGATTAGGTGAAAATATGAAAACAAATTGGAATGGAATTTTAAAAATAACTCATGCACAACACATAAGAAACAATGAAGTTATTTGGGAAGATAAAAATCTTTATAATATTCTTCATTCTCAAGGAGAAGAATTATTTTTAAAAACTTTATTTTATAATGATGGCACACTGCCAACACCAATATATTATCTTGGCTTAGACTCAAGAGCAGCAATAGCTTATGCTGACAGTATGACAAGCTTAGTTGGCGAACCTACTGGAAGTGGATACACAAGACAACCATTGAATTCAACATCTACAGGTAATACAGGATGGACTATTTCTGCGGAAACTAGTATTCATAAAGCTTTATCTAATGTGGTTTCATTTGTTGCTAGTGGTGGTTCTTATGGCCCTATGTATAATTTGTTTTTGACAAATAAATCAGATAATACAGGTAGTCTTATTTCAAGCGTTTCATTGTCAACCCCATCAACATTGATAAGTGGAGATGTGCTTAATTTGAGAATGACCTTATCTCTTAGAGATGTGCCTTAAACTATAGTTGATATTAATCTTTGATCGTCATATATTTCAATAATGTGAATTATACTGTAATTTATAGTTTTCTTTTTTATACGACTATATTCTTTGTATTGTAGACTTTCTTTTCCACCATCTTTTGAATCTCTAAGCATAATACCTATTGGCAAAGTGCTATTGTCTAAGAATGGTGGTAAAAATATATTATAACCTTCATCAAACTTTGTGACTGCCTTTTTACCATCATCTATTTTGAGCTTATATTTACAAAAAACCTCAATTGCAGGTTCTGATGTTTTTCCATTTAAATACCATACCGGAATTGATACACCTATAGCTTCTATTTCTGCATCTGGTTCTGCAAATAAATATCTCTGCTCTTTTGTAAGAAAGATATTATGAGATACCGTTAGAGTTAGAACATTTTGGTCTATATACATAAAGGATTACTCTAAAAGAGGAAATATGAAAAAATTTATTATAAACCTTTTCTGTTTATTTACCATTTTATCTACAAATTTGGCATTTGGTCAAGAAATAAAAGTACATCCTCTTGACAAAATGCCATTATTGCCATCAAAAATTGGCTATTATGGCGAAGCACCTGTTGAGCAAAGAGGGATTGAATTTAGAAAATGGTTGTCACCATCGGTTAAAATAGCTGTGTCAGATGGTTCTGGTTCTGGAACTATAGTTTATTACGATTCTTTAAAAAACATAGCTTATGTGGCGACATGTGGTCATCTTTGGAATAACGGAGCCATGAGTACTCAAGAAGGATTAAAAAGAAATATAACATGTAAGATTATCACATGGTTTCATAATGAAAAAAAATTAGCAGAACCAAAAACATATACTGCAAAAGTCCTTTTTTACAATCATATTACCAATGCGGATACAGCACTTGTTTCATTTGAACCAGATTGGGTGCCAAATTATTTTCCAATTGCACCTAAAGATTACCAGTATAAAAAAGGTAGTATTATGCATAGTTGTGGATGTGATGGTGGTGACGAAGTGGCTCATTATGAGGTCGAAGTGGTTGGTGTAATTAGTGAAAGTCTCACAACAATAAGAAACAGCCCAAGACCAGGCCGTTCTGGTGGTGGTTTAATGGATGATAAATATTACATTGCAACTTGTTGGGCAACATCAATGTACAAAGGAACGAGTGAAGGCTATTTTACGCCACTACCAGTAATTCATGACATATGGACAAAAAATGGATATGAATTTTTACTCAAGATCAGACCAGATTTTGATTTAGCTAAAAAATTAAAAATTATTGATAGAACTATTAGGCAGCATAAGTATGATGAAGAATATATTTTGATTCCAAATTAAGGTTTTTATATGATAACATTTTTAGAATTTTTAGATTATAAAGAAAATAACAATTTATCTTCTGATGAATATACCGAACTTCAATCAACATTAAGAAAAATGATGTCTGATAATCTTGATCTTGGAAATTTCGTATCAAACCTTAAGCAATTTATTTCTAATCCTAATTTTGTTGATTTTTTAAAATCTGGCGATGAGAATGATGCTTTGAAAATCACAAGAAAAGATATATCTGTAATGGATTTAATTCCAACCCAAGATGAAATCTTTCTTGAATCATCTTTAGACAATGGACTAACTGATAGATTTGGCAACCTTGCACAATTCCTTGATGGTAATGCACAAGTAAAGGGCTATGTGGTCACTTGTATGGTGAATGGTAGTGTTTTCATTCTTGATGGTCATCATAGATGGTCACAATATTTTCTATTCAATCCACAATCAGAAGTTCCTTGTTTGATAATTGAAAATTTAAATTCATATTTACGAGGATTAAAAATAGCACATTTAGCTGTTGCTGCAAAATTAAGTCGTGTTCCTTTAGCTTCTGGAGATGAGACTAATCTATTCACCATAGATTACGAATCATTTGAAAACCATATTAAAAATATAATTACAGAAAAATCCTTACAAATATTTATTGATAAGAATTTGGCCAAAAATGTTGATGATGTGGTTGATTTTCTTTGGAATAATGTATTGAAAATAAGAAAATACAATTTAGGAAAAGAATCAAGAGGTTTAATGCCTCAAACTGGTGGTGCTGCCAAAGGATTTGAAAAAGACTTAGAACAAGGAAAAATAAATGTCATCCCAGATTGGTTAACTTTATCTGGATTATTAGCAGAAAATTAAAAATTTATATTATATATAATAAATCAATAACAGGAGTCATTATGAAATCATTTTTAGAGTTTTGGAGCCAAATAAAAGAAGAAGCACCAGTAGCACCACAAGCACCAGTAGTGGGGCAACAACAAGTGGCTAAACAACAACCAGCAGCAGGACAACAACCAGCAGCAGGACAACAACCAGCAGCAGGACAACAACCAGCAGCAGGACAACAACAAGTTACAGGACAACAACCAGCAGCAGGACAACAACAAGTTACAGAAGTATTAAAATCTATATTGGATGCTCCAAATATGGAAAATTTTATAAGTCAATTGAAAACTGCAATAAGTAACCCAGAATTTTTAAAATTATTGAAAAGTGGTGATGGACAAAAAGATAAAATAAGTGTTTCTGAAAATGTTCCACTTGATGTGACCGCACTTATTCCAACTCAAGCTGAAATTTATCTAAGTAAATCAGTCAAAAATGGATTAGAAAACTTTAAAGGTTCTTTGGCAAAACTTTTATCTGGCGATATAGGTGCTATTCCTGGAAGTGTTATTGTTGGAGCTACAAAAGATGGAAAATATGCAATTATTGATGGTCATCATAGATGGTCACAATATTTTGTTTTTAATCCTCAATCAAAAATTAATTGTAGGGTTTTATCAGGAATTAATTCTTCTCTTGATGCATTAAAAAAAACTCAATTGGCATTAACTGCAAAAAGTGGCACAGTAATATTAGAGCCTGATAGTGGAGTGGATTTAATGACTACATCTGAGCAAGTTTTTAAAGATTATTCATTGGGAATTTTAAAGGCTAAACCAGAACATATATCTATTTTTACACAAGTAATACCAGAAATAAAAGATGAAAATCAAGCAGTTGATTATTTGTGGAAAAATGTATTGCGATTACAAGCCGTAAAAGAAAAACAAGATCAAGCAAACGCAAGGCCTTTAATGCCTCAAACTGACAAGGATGCTCATAAAGGCTGGGAAAAAAGCTTGGCTGCTGGGGAAATTAATATTGTTCCTGATTGGCTAGTACTTTCTGGCGTAGTCCTTCGTGACTAATTTTTATAAAAAGTACAAACCTTTCTATAATCACAAAATCTACAATGGTTTCCTACTGATCCAACAACTAAAGATGGATCAGAGGAAACTATGCGATCATAAGTTTCTATAAGTTCTTGTTGTGCCGAATCAAGACTTTCTTGTGTGAATCCAGTCGATACTATTTCAGATCCTTCTAGATAAAACAAAGCTGCTTTGATGTTTTCTGCTTTTGCACCAAAGTGATTTTGAATTATTTTTCCATATGTTCTTAATTGTAGGTCTTTTCCTATATTACTTTTATTTTTTCGCCACATTCCTTGTTTCGTAGTTTTGTAATCAAGAATAAAGAATTTATCTCCACGAATTATAAGTCGATCAATAAATCCTTTTATTTTTTTATTATTTGGCGGATCAATATCATAATTAAATTCCCACTCTAATTCGCCATCAAACCCAATTTTGTCGGTAATTGTTTTGACATTTGCCAAATGAATTGGTAATTTTTTCTTGTATTGGGAAGGCAATGGTGGTGAAGGATTGTCCTGTTCCAACATGATTTTGCCAGTCAAAATTTCTGAGGCAATTTCTTCTATTGGTTTTTTACCTTTTTCCATCACATAATGTTCTGCAACTTTATGAACAATTTTTCCATATGTGAAGTGGTCAGCAACTGGTTCATTTGATATAATTTTCAAATGATACCTGTATTTGTATTGGGCATGACAAGTATCGAAGCACTGTTTTCTAGATACCGAGATATGTTCAATGTTCATTTTTGTTTCTCCGCTTAATTGTAAAGAGAAAGAATTAAAATGGCAATAAATTTTGACAAATTTGTTGAATGGGCAGAATCTAGATTTAGCGATGTGATTGTTAAAGGTAACGAGATTCATTTAAATAGTATATTTTCAGATGATACAAAACATCATTTGTGGTGCAATCCGACTGGTGGCAAAAAATCTAGAGATTTTGGTGTTTATCATTGTTGGAAGACTGATCAAAAGGGTTCTTTGGTAAAACTTGTTCAATTAGTTGATAAGTGTTCTCGTGAAGAAGCTTTATCTACTTTGCTTGGATATCAGACAATAGCACAATTAGAAAAGAAATTGGATGAATTTTTTAATGATCAATCTGAAGTTATAGAAGAGCCTAAGCAAAAATCTGGTTTACAATTACCTTATGGTTCTAATTTGATATCTGAGCTTGGAACAAATAATTGGTTCAGAAAGCATGCAGAAGATTATTTGTCTCGTAGGAAAATACCAATAGATGGTCTTTATGTTTGTATGGAACAGCCATATAAGTTTAGGATTGTCATTCCCTATTATGGTCGTGATGGAAGATTGATTTATTGGAACTCAAGGCATATTAGTCCTAAAGCAAAACTTAGATATTTAGGGCCACCAAAAGAATGTGGTGTTGGAAAAGAAGATGTGATTTATATGGCTGGGAATTGGCCACAAAAAGGAAAAACATTACACCTTTGCGAAGGCGAATTTAATGCAATAAGCTTGAAATTATGCGAATTGAGTGCTGCTGCGTGTGGTGGCAAGAATATGAGCGAAAAACAAGCAATTATGCTGTCTGATTATAAGATTGTTATTTGTTTAGATAGAGACAAGGCAGGTTCTCAGGGTAGTGCTAAAATGATGAATATGTTATCTTTAAGTAAGAACATAAATTCTAATGACAAGCTAATGTTTGTAAGACCACCAGAACAGTACAATGATTGGAATGAGATGTATATTGAAGTTGGGGCAGTAATTTTAAATGCTTGGATAAAACAAAAACAAAAAGCTGTTGATTTTTTGGCACCACATGGAATGTCTGGTGATATTCTTGGTTTTTTATAAACATTAACTCAATTAAATTACAATGAAAATAACAACAGTAAAAAACCTAAAGCAAACATTTCAAGGGAAAATTTGCACAATTCTGACTCATCCTATAGCAAAGAGAGACTTTAATGATGCTCAATTTGCAGATTTTTTCACTGGTGTTGTCGATGAAATTGATGATGATGGGATATTTACCACTCATGCATTGACAGCTTGTAAAAACTTCTATTTTTTTTCTCAGGTTATTGGCATTATCGAGGAACAAGTTCTCGATCAGCAAAATCCAGAACACATTAAGATCATTGAAGAAGTTAAAGAGAATATGAAAAATCCTAAAAAAACAAGTGAAACAAATGAAGATCAATTCATAAATATAGAGGATTTAGCGGAGCTAACTGCGAAACTACAAAAAGGAAAAACATGAAATATATTTTATTCTTACAGTGGTGGTTGATCTTTACTATAATATGCGTTTTATCAATATTCACATCATATACTGGTTTTGCAAAAGAAATTTGGGTTAAGGACAGTAGCTTTATAAGTTATTTTACTTATATTGTATTTTTAATATGCACTATATTTTGCGGAAACATTTCTTATCTTATTTGTAAAAATGGTAAAAAATTTGGAGAATTGGCCTTAAATGATTATGCAAACAAGGCTGAAATAGGATGGTTTACAAGTGAATTGTGCCTGACTCTTGGAATGATAGGAACTATAGTTGGATTTATAATGATGTTATCTGGTTTTAATACATTGGATATACAAAACATACAAACAGTACAACAATTATTATCACAATTAGGTCAAAGCATGGCAACAGCATTGTATACAACAATAGTTGGTTTAGTTTGTGGTTCTTTTTTAAAATTACAATTTTTTTTGGTTTCTATAGAACTTGATAAACTTGAAAATGCTCTTAAACATAAAAAAGATTAAATATGAAAATAAGAAAAAACTATAGCTGCAATACATCTTTTTTAGATTTGCTATTTAATATGCTTTTAGCTTTTGCTTGTCTTTTTGTTTTGGCTTTCGCACTTATAAATCAAAATAAAAAAACACCAGATGTTAAAGCTTCATATCTCATAACCTTTACATGGCCAAAAGAATTAGACAATGATGTTGATGCATATGTAGAAGATCCAGAAGGAAATTTGGTATGTTTTGTGCGTAGAGAAGATGGATTGATGCATCTGGATAGAGATGATTTGGGTCATAAGAATGACACTATAAACACTCGTTTTGGGAAAATAACATATAACGAAAACAAAGAAATTATAACCTTGCGTGGCACTACTGTTGGGGAATATTGTGTGAATATTCACGCATATAACTTTAATCATCAAGTTCCAACTGAGGTTACAGTTCAGCTTGAAAAAGTAAGTCCTACTTATTCCGTTTTGGTACAAAGAAAGATAACATTAAATAAAGCTGGCGATGAAAAAACAGCATTTAGATTTAAAATAAATTCTAAAGGTGATCTTGAAAGTGTTTCTGATTTAGAAAAGAAGCTTTTGGGAACAAGAAACAAACAAGGCCAACAGCCAGCAAATGTTCCAACAATACCACCAGAAACACCTTAAGGAAAAAATGAACATAAATGCAATTGGAATTCCTTTAACATTCATTATCTTAGCATCTATAGGCTTATGGATTATATTGTATTCTAGGGGAGCTTGGTATTTTAAGCTTGTGTTTGTATTTTTGTCTTTATATTTTAGTTTTCTCATGTGGTTTTCACTTAGTGATTTAAGTGGTTGGGCAACAGAATCTAAATTTCCAAATAAAACAGTGATTCATTGGCTTTTGGTGCAAGAACCATCTAAAACTAATTCTAAACATCTTGGCAATATTTTCATTTGGGCCACTGAAGTCGATGATGATAATAATGTCAAGGAGATTGACACCAATCTATTTTTAAAGCCATTTTCTTCAAAGAAAAATAATTCAGAGCCTAGAGCTTATAGATTGCCATATACAGAAGAATTACACAAACAGGCAGCTAAGGCCATGCAATTGATTATGTCTGGAAAAACCCTTGTTGGAGAAGCGAATTCTGATGGTGGAGAATCTGAAAATTCTGCACAAAATAAGTCAAATAAAAAAAATGGGAATGGTAGTTTGAGTCAAGAACAGATTTTTAGATTTTACGAATTACCACCAACTAAACTTCCATCAAAAATTACTGGCTTTGATAATTGAATTTATCTTTTTTCTTTTAATTCAAGCCATTCTTTAAATGACTTTCTTTTAATTTTAGATTTTTTTATTTTATCTGGAATGCTTTTATAGTCGGTTTTTCTAGCCCATTCTTCGCAATCCACTTTTCCTCCAAATCCTTTTGTAACAAAACATTTTTTAGATTGTGCTTTACTTAAAAATGGCATAATCATCTCTATCTTTCAGAAATTAATTCTTTTATATAAATTGTTTTTTCTTTTAAGCTTAAAGAATACAAAGGACTAATGCGAGATTCAAATTTTATTGTTTCGTCATTTTTTTCTTGGCTTTTAATTACATGACTTACAAAAACTTTATATTTTTTTATGATTTTTTCTTGAATATCTAAAGAAATATCTTCTCTTCCAACTAATATTTTGTCTACTTTTTCATCTAATTGATTGAAAATTTCTATATCTTCTTCTGACGCTATTTTTCCCCAATTTTTAAAAGCATTTTTATACTCTTTATTGGTTCTGATTTTTCTTCTAATTTTTTCAAGTCCTTCTTTAGTATCTGGAACATCAAAAGGAAATTCCTCTTCAGTACCATCTTTAAGTTCATCTTTATCCCTATAAAAAGTTGGTTCGACTTTCATAGTTGACACACCACTTATTTTGTTTTCCAAATCTGTCAATTCATCTTCAACATCTGGTTGCCAACCATTCCATAGAGAGTGATCTCCTATTTCTATAAGATTCTTTTTTATTGAATTATATATTTCTTCTGGCATACCTTTATTTTTAAATGCATCTTCAAGATCTTCTAAAGCTTTGTTTATTCTAACTCCATAATCCCGTTTAATATCATGACGAACTACTGGCTCTGAATCTTTTGTATTTTCTGGTTCTTCTGTTGGCTCTGGTTCTTCTGTTGTTTTTTCTACTGGTGCTGTTACTCCTTTTGTCGCCATAATAGCCATATGATCAGATACAATTTTTGAAATAGCTTTTTTTAAATTTTGGGCAAGATCATCTAACATTCTTATAATTTGTAAATTTTCTGCACCTTTAGGCATACTTACTTCTAAAATATTTGATAATTTATTTTCAAATATTTCAAATTCTTTTCCCAATATTCTATACTCTTCAATAGTTAATCTTTTTTTAAATATTGGATTGTAGTTTTCTTTTTTGGGTATGGGAATTTCACTAGATGCAGGTTTATTTTTTTCGGGAAGTGGAACACCACCCATATCGCCTAAACGATTTACGAAATAATAAGGATTAGTTTTTCCATATCTTCCATATACAACATTAGACATCCAATTTTTAAATCTATCCCATATGCCTCTTTTGGGAGATGATGGTGATAATAAATCTCTTTTTAATATGTTTACAAGATTATCTACCGTTGTATCGATTTTTGTTTTTAAGTCGTGATCTAATTCCATAATTTCTCCATTATTACTAAATGTATATAGTTGGAGATATGATGATTTAGATAATTGCTATTATCAATTTATTTGATTGCTCATGTATTCATTGATTTTTTTCAAAGACATAAGACAAGAATCAAATCTATGGAAGTCGCTTGATAGGTATTCCAAACTAAGTTCATCAAATTTATCGCAACCGTCTTCTTCTATTTCGAAATAGATAGCTTTGCCTTTTTTGCCAAGAACTTTGTATTTATGCATTAAAATATATGCTGCTGCACCAAGGTCTGTTACAAATCTTTGATTTTTTGACTGAAAGTGATAATCTCCAATTTTTTTAAGAGACATGATACAGGCATCAAATCTGTGAAATTCACTAGAGAGATAATCTAATGTGATTTGATCAAATTTATCAGGATTTTCTTCATCTGTGGTTAAGAAGTAAATATCCTTTGCTTTTCTTCCTATGACCTTATAATCATGCATAAGTAAATATGCGGCACTTCCCAAATCACTTACATTTTTTTGCTTACTCATTTCTTTCTTTCTTTCTTTCTTTCTTTATTTTAAAAATTATCTAGCGGATTCGGCAGCAATTAAACAGCCTCTGGCAACACTAAATAAAGGATCTTCTGGTCTAATAACTTCGCCAATCTTAATGTTAAGTTTTGCTTGCATTAAAGTTTCTCTGAACAATTTATCAAAGCCAGGTGGGGATGAAGTTCCACCAGCAATAACAATATCAACTGGTGTGTCAGTGTGAATTGCTTTATTCGCAGTAGATAATCCTTTTTTAATTTCATTTATCGTATGTTCAATCATAATTCTATATTGTGTCTGAATTGCTCTTTCGACTAAATTAGTGGGAATCGCACTTAGATCGACTTTGGTCTTTTCTTTATTGATGAATGTCGGACTTTCGCCAGTTGCCTTTGCTGCTTGCTTATCAATCCAATCTCCACTATTCACAATTGCAAATTTGAAAATAGGATTCCCATACATTGAATAGCATAGATTCACCATCCCTGCACCAAATGAGATTCCAATGCCAGTATAAGCTTTTTTCCCTAATTCTGCATAAACCAAAGCAAGAGCTTCGTTAATTGGGTATGCATTAACTGTATATCCTTCTTCGGATCTATATGCTTTGAATATTGCTTCTAAAACCTTTTGGTGATAATCGGCATCTGTGTCTTCATTAATGGCATTTGCTGGAACACAATAATATACTGTTTCATTATTTTCTTTTACTCCATCTAAAAGACCATGAATCATGATGGAAAGAATTTGAAAAGCATCTCTTTCTTTTGGGTTCACACAGCCACCAGACATAGGCCTTTTAAGCTCAATTTGGCTCATGGTGTAGGCCATATTTACAGCAGCCTCACCAAGAGCGTATGCTACATTTTCTCTTTCTATAAGAGGAACACCAGCTTGTTTCATCATGTCGAAAACAAACCTATTTTCTAATGGTAATTCTAAAAATGCATTAACTTCTCTTTTATTTACAAAGTTACCATTTCCATCTCTTCTACAAGAAACCAGATTATAAGTACCTACATCAAAGCCACAACTTGCCATTTTATTCACCTTTCCTTTTATTTTTCTATGCTTTTTTTCCAAAATTTAATTTTGGTATTTGTGCAAAATCTGGAACTTCCCACATTGCACTTTCTTCTTTTTTTTGCTCAACTTTTGCGTTTTGAACACCAACAGTTATGCCAGAAGTGTTTAGATTTATATTTAAATCTATACTTATAGACAGCTTACATTCGCCATCTTTTGTAATAACCTTAATATCACTAGCTTTTATAAGTTGTGCCACATTAACCTCTTAAATTTAATATAGTGTGCATTTAGGCCATTTTTCAAACATCTTTTTAATTCCTTCTATAATTTCAAGTTCAGTAAGTTCTGACAAACATGGCTTAATTGTTTTTTTTGATTTGTGGCAATTGCCAAATACAAAACATGGCCCACAATCCCAATTTCCATTGTCTCTATGCTTTTGAACAAGTATGAAGTCATAATATTTACCATAAGTTTTACCATTTGCAAAAGTAAAAATACCAACCAGTGGTTTTTTTAAACCTCCAGCAGCATGAAAAGCAGCCGTATCAACAGTTATCATATAATCCATGCAACTAATGTAACAAATCCAATCTTTTAAATTTTGAGGGCATATTGTTGGCAATTGCAATTTTTCACAATCTAATATTGGAGATTTATGAAGTGCTATCAAATTGTGGTCTTTGCAATAATCGGCAATGCATTTTATTTGATTTGGCAGTAGTGTTTTATTTGCCATTTTTGATACAGGAGAAAATCCAATTAATGCCCCATTATTTTTTCTATATTTTTCTAATTCTTTTTTTATTCTATTTTTTCTTTCTTCGTCAATAACAAAACACATATCATGACTTGTTAATTCAAGTCCACAATAGTTTGCCCAAATATCACTCCGATGAATAGTGTAATGTGGAGCATTTCTATTTTCATATCTATCTGCTATACTTACACAGGTATTAAAACACACAATGTAATCATTTGGATTAACAATTCTAGAATCTACAACATTTTTAACATAAGGATGATCAGTAGTTGCTTCGGCATATTCTGGTAGACAAGCGACTGTAAATTCTGCATTTGGCAAGTGATTATGCATATCTGTCAATAACATTCGATGCATAAGAACATCGCCCAAACCACCTTTGTCATGATGTAACAAAACTTGATTTCTTCTTTGAAAAAAATCTTTAATTGACAATGTTGATTGTATGTATTCTGATTTCTTTAATTCGGCCATTGCTTCTCTTAAAAAAAATACCACTATTTTAAGATAGTGGTATTTTTGATTTATTTTACTTTCACCGTTGCCTAACAATATAAGTTTAACTTAAACAAGATGTTCTTACGGAACAAAGAACTTGAACATCTGCATCAACTGCACCAGAAATGGTATTTGTGAACTCTAATTTTGTAACCAATAGATCACCACTATTGAAAACTTGAGTTTCTGCCTGTCCAAGTGTGAATATTGCACTTTCCAAACCATTAAGCCTAACATTTATTTGATTTGATCCCAAATTACTAATTTGTACAAAATTAGAGAATGAATCAGTATCACCAGCTATATCGACAATATTGTCTTCAAATGCTGTTCCTGGATTTACTGTCAAGGTGTAAACTGAAGGAAAATTATTTTCTGCTGGGTTTTCACTATAAATAGAACCATCATCAGAAACGACTTCGATGAAAGCCTGTTCTTGTTCTATTTGAGGATATGCGAATTTTTTCCAGTAATTGCAATCAATAAATGTTTGACCATCAAATAATTTTCGATATTTTCTCCCCGGCCCTTGAACAAAGATAGTTCTTTGAACAGAAGTAGAGAATTGAGCCTGTGTTGCTGGATTAACATCCATCATTCCTTGCTTGCTATTGTTCAACTTAACTTTAAATTCGCTCATATTGCTCCTATTATGAAAAAATAAATTCTCAGTTATATAGCTTTTTGAAGTCAT